TCCAGCTGACTTAACACGGGAATTAATCGATCTTCCAAAGGTTGTTGATGGCTTAATTAATAGACCGAAGTTTGATTCTGGTATTAACATGATTGCTAACGCAATTAATAAGCCAGAAATTGTTATCGATATGGAAAACTTCCTAAAGGTTGACCGTGTTGATAAAGACACATTGCCTCAGCTTGAAGCGATGATGGATAAGAAAATTGATATATTTGCTAAACAGCTTAATTACTCAATTAAACGTTTTAGCAGATAAAAACAAACAATTACTTAGCATTTGGTGGGGAGCAATCCCCACCTTTGCTAAATTGTAAGGAGAAGATTTAAATGAACAAAAATATTGAAGTAGTTAAGGAGGGAACGCCATATGGTAAGTCCTCATAGAATAAGATACTCAGGTATCTTTAGCAATGAATTAAATATACCAGATTTAATCACCTGCGTAGCCTTTGATAGCGATTCTGGGGAAGCAAACACCTTTCTTTCAAGAGAAGCTGTGGCATCAGAGTCTTACGATGGTCGATATAAAAGAATACACAATATGAAATATACAGAAACATTCTCGCCAAAATTTACTTTTACGAAGTCAAATTTCGGTGATTTTAGCCAAGAGGAGGTGCGTGCAACCCTCAAGTGGTTGACACAAAAGGATACTACGGCACTCCTTGAGGTGTATTACGATGATAGTAATGTGGTGTCGTGGGCTAGCATTGGCGGTTTTGTTGAATTGTCGCTTCAGAAGTTGGCGAATAATCGTACAGTTGCAATAACTGCGACTTGGGATAGCATATCCCCATTCGCAATGTCAGACCTTTATACGACCACCAAAACAATAACAGAGGCAGACAACAAGATTACAATTAACATAGATACAGACGACAACAAGCCAGTTTATCCTCGTGTGACAATTCAGACAAATGGCAATAACATTAAATTTATCAACAAGCACACGGACTTCTTTAATGCGTCAAAGTCATACAATTCGCTTGAGTTGACAAACAATGCTTCTGATGAAACAGTTACAATAGATGGTGCAAATAAAATTATTAAGACTTCTTTGACTAGACGTATATTCGGAGATGATTTTAATTGGGTGTGGCTTGAATTATACGATGGCAAGAATGAAATTGCTATTGAGGGTAATTGTGAAGTGACTTTGGAATATCGTACCGTGATTAAGTGCGGCGAATATTAAGGTGGTGGTTGTATGAAACTAACACTTTCTCGTGATTATTTAAATAACCCAATTCCACCAAGAGTATTTTTGTGTACAACGGGCAAGAAAAGAATAGGTGAACTCCCTGCTTTTAATAGACAATTAAATGCAAAATGGAATTCATATAGTGAGTTCTCGCTTGAAATACAACGTACTTATGTAGATATGATTACGGGCGAAACCAAAGTTCATCCGTTATATGACAAAGTAGAGGCGCCTAGAAATATTCTTGTTGAGGGATTGTCGTATTTTTCACTTCAAGACATTGATGATACCTCTAGTGACAATGATATCAAATCTGTGTCGGCCTTCTCACTTGAATACGCAACGTCTAACAAGTATCTTACAAACTTTCATATTAACACGGGAGAGATTGACTCTAAAGAAGTTTTGTTTAACGAGGCACAGTATGGAACTGATTATAACACAGACAAAGATTCTTTTTATAAACTTGCTTCTGGAGATTTTGACCCATATGAAAGTTATTATCAGCAAGTATACACTGACACTGATTCGTACACCTACGAACAGGTACAAATTGACGATGCAACCGAATATGCAGAATTAGTCAATGCGAATACAAAAGAAGATTCGCAGCCTCACGAAAGACTTTATATGAAAAAGTTCCCTAATGTGCAATTCTTTAATAATAACGAGAGTAAAAGAGGCCTTTCTCTTCTTCATCTTGTTTTTGAAAATACGCCAGAATGGAAGATAGGCAATGTAGATCAGTCACTTTGGCGCAAGGAGAGAAAATTTAGCGAAGATAGAATTAGTGTTTATGACTTTGTTCAAAACAATATCTGTGAAACTTTTGGGTGTGTTGCAGTATGGGACTCTATTGAGGGAACCGTATCTTTCTACGAAGAAGTGGAAGATGATTCCGATGTGGGCAGCGAGATTAACACGCAATTTGAAACTGACGTATTTATTTCAAAAGATAATCTTGCATCAGAGTGTAAGGTGTCCTATAGTTCTGATAATATTAAGACAAAACTTGTAGTCACCGGTTCTGATAATCTCGATATTCGTGAAGTTAATCTTGGTCGTAACGAGATTATGGATTTAAGTTTCTATCACACGGAAGAATGGATGGAACAGGACTTGTTCGAGGCATATGGTGACTATCTTGACGCATTACGGGAAGCAGAAACCGGAATAGATAAGTTTGGTAACACAAGTTCAATATATCCTATGTCATATCCGGACGCTATGAAAGGTTGGGTATCTGCCAACAATCGCTGGAGCGACTTGATGAATGAGGTACCTGCCGAAGGCAATGTAGTGCTTGTTGGTGATGAGTTTAAGAAACTTTATTGCACATTTTCACCAATCAATACCGCATATTGCAAAACCACAATTGGTAGTGGTACTGAGTATGTTGAAACATCTGCTTTGTATTTAGATGAAGCATATACTAAACCAATTCCGACACCAACAGATGCAGAGATGTATGTAGTTCAAGGTGCGTTATTGGTTTACAGTAAAACAGAAAAATTTAAGGTTGATCTGGCGTGGGATGCAAAGAAATTTGCACTCATCAAAAAGCTTAATCAGTACCATGTTGACGAAGATACCAATGCAAACAAACAGGATAATATCTTGTTAAAGTTGAAAAACTCTGCGTCAGATGTTACAACAATTCGTATTTATGATAAGCGCCAAGAAGCAAATTCATATGATGAGCGTCTGCAGTATTATACCAAAGATAAAGATGGCAAATATTCTGAAACTAATATTGTATTTAAGGACGCTACAGATTTTAATACAAAAAAGACGGAGTTTGCAAAAGAAGGTACTACAATCTGGGCTAATGATTACTATGTTCATTCCATTGTCGTTAAAGCATCTAGTGGTGTTTCTGAGGCGCCAGATGAATATCCTATTATAGATTGGATTAAGAGCACTTTAACGGCAGAAAAGATGGATTTAAAGGGCTATAAAATCACATATATCGGCACTATGGGCGCATACTTCGTTCTTGCAAAAGATGAAACAATCCCAGAAAACCTTCAAGATTACGGAGTTCGTATGCTTGAAGAAAAACACAAGACATACACCACAATCTTCCAAACACAAACCGAGGCAATGTTCTCCCAAGAAAAGGCACAATGTATCGTACAAGACGAAACGCCCGAGGGAGATTATAAAGAGGGCACGAGGTGGCTTGATACCAATAGTAATCCTATTGTTTTAAAAGAATATGATGGAGATAGTTGGGAGATTGTTAGTGCATCGGTATCAGAAACGGATCAAAAGGATTATGAAAATTATCAAAGATATATAGATAACTATAATAAGCTCGTGGCGGTTCAGCAAGTGCTATCGGTTAAGGAACGTGAAGCCGAATATTGTCTAAATGGATACAGCGTTCCGGATAGAGTTATTGTATTGCGGCCAACAGACGGTTCTTCCTTAGAAGAAAATATGCATAATGCTGCTCTAACTCATTTTAACGGTCATACTGTAACAAGAGAATCGCTAAATACTAATTACCCATTATATACATTTACAACCTCGTTTGATCCAATAGTTTATGGAGAAAATGATAAACCATACAATCCTGTTGAGAAGTATTACACTAAGGATGACGCGATGGAAGTATACACCCCTATTGTTGTTGAAGAAGAAGATTTTGCAGACTATGATGGAACGACTAATGAAAAAACCCTTTATGTCGTAACGAGTGGTCACATATTTGCGGTTTATCTTAAAGGTACAACTCCTTATGTGGCCTATGCAAACTCACAAGGCGTGTATCAAATGATTATGGAATACATTCGCGACAAGACTGAGATGAGTAAGTTCTTTACGGTAGACCAATGGATTAGACTGTCTCCGCTTATCAAGGAAGATGAGTTTAACGATTCCAACTTTTTGCTGACGGGTTATGAAAGTGAAGAAGAGCGTATTAAAATTTGTCAAGAACTGATGGAGGCAGCCGACAAAGAATTGAAAACGCTTTGTAAGCCTAGTCTTGAATTTTCTATGACTATGGCAAATATTCTTGCTCTTCCAGAATTTGAGCCTTTGTTTGACCAATTTCAACTTGGCAACTTTATTAAGGTTGGCATTAGAGATGGATACGTTAAGAGGTCGAGATTGCTTGAGGTTAATATGAATTTTGATGACTTGAGCGATTTCTCTTGTACCTTCGGCAACCTTGTAACGACAAAATCAGAAATTGATAAGCATGCCAGCCTATTGGCACAGGCTGTTTCTGCCGGTAAGCAAGTGGCAAAATCAAGTGGTGCTTGGCAGAAGTCTGTGGATAAAACCAATTGGCTTGAGGATAGTCTCGCGAACGGTCTTAGTGATTTGACATTGGCTGTTGGTAGTGCTAGCGGTCAAGCTATAAGTTGGGATTCTACTGGAATGCATTTTAGGAAGTATCGAGATGGGTCTTCAACAGAGTTTGAACCTGAGGAGATGGCTATCATCAACAATGCGTTAGTGGCAACAAATGATTCGTGGAGAACATCTAAAGCGGCGTTTGGTAAATATACTATTAATGGCGAGGAAAGATGGGGTCCAATTGCGGAGTATGTGACGGCTGACACATTGGAGGGTAAACTTATACGTGGAGGCGCAATAGAAATTGGTTCTGGAAACACCAAATTCATAGTTAACGAAGATGGGAGTGTTGAAATCAGATCTGGTGGTACAGACTATATGAATGCAATGACCGCTATAGATAATGCTTATCGTTTTAGCACGGTACTTGTTTATAGTGGATTAACTGTATTTTCAGATCTCTCTCACACTTGTACTGTTACTTGCGAAGTTTATGATTATAAAACGCCAATTACAGACAAAATCATTGCTAACGGCGGCACATTCAACTGGAAGAGAGTATCAAATAGTGCGACCGCAGATTCTGAATGGAAACCAACATATGTTGATGACAAGCCAAACCAAATACTTATTGCCGTTGGCGACATTGAAAAGAATTCCCAGCTCTACTGCGAGGTAAACTTTGACGAAACAAAATTCCCTAACGACAAAACGGAAAATAATTGAATAGGAGGGTATTACGATGAAAATAACTTCACAACCGTTAACATTTTTAGATACAACAGATAGTCGCAAATTAGAAGTATACATTTCTTCTAATCACCCAACTATTCAATTGTATGATGTTAACAATAAAGGATATACTCCAGATTGGAGTACAACGAATTTAAAATTGAGCGCAGATGTATTTCTTGATTCTGCAGAAAAGAAACCAGAAAAGCTGAAATGGTATCGACAATATCTTAATGAAACGACTGAAACTCTAGTGTCTAGCGGTGACTATACCGAAGAAATTACCATTAATAGCAATATGACACAAACGGCCGTGACCTATATTTGTCGAGCCGAATATCAGGGAATACAAGCATTTTCAAAAATTACTTTTGTAAGAAACAATACTGGTCTAAATGGTAAAGACGGTACGAGCATCGTTCCGAAAGGCACGGCAACATCAGTAACCGCCATTCCAGAAACGGACTATTACACCATTACATATGAAGGAAGCGACGTATCTAACGCAGGACTTAATGACTCCTATATGTACAATGGCGACTTATATGTTTGCGTAGATTCAAGAAATGGCGTTGACTACTTTATCAATGTAGGTCGTATTCAAGGACCAAAAGGTGAAGACGCCAAGACTATTATCTTAACTGGCAGCGCCCAGGCATTTAAGGTGAGTAAAACCAACGTTTATACGCCATCAACAATTTCGGTTACCGCAACTCCAATTAACACAACTGTTACAGAATGGACTTATAGCGTAAATGGTGGTCAAACCTTCCTAAGTACTGTGCCAACTGGTGTGGTTCGTAATGGAAACATAGTAACTGTGACTGGCTCAACCTTCGCCTCAAATTCGCTAGTTGTTAAGGCATCTGACGGCACAGCTGTGGATGTGTTTACAATTTACAAAGCCTTTGATGGTGCTGATGGAGAACAAGGAAATCCTGCGCCTTTTGCGTTTTTGACCAACGAGAATATCTCTTTTACGGCTAACTCGAGTGGGCAGGTTGCGCTTACGTCATTTACAACAAATGTCGTGGCTTATATTGGAACTACGAAAACAACTCCCGTTATTGGCACAATCACAGATTTGCCTGCTGGTATGACGGTTAGTGCACCGGTTACTGCGGCAAATGAGCAAATACTAACATTTAGTATAGCTAACAATTCAACGCTTGGTTCTGCGTCCAGTAATAGCGGTACGATCACTATTCCAGTTACTAGTCCGGTAAGTACCAATTTAAAACTCAGTTGGAGTAAAATCAATACAGGAGTAACAGGTGCCGGCATAGAATCTACAACCGTATCTTATGGTGTGTCAGACTCTTCGTCTACCCAGCCAACAGATTGGCAATCTACCATTCCTACTGTTGCAGAAGGAAAATACTTGTGGACTCGCACCATCATAGATTATACCGATGAAAAAATTCCTGATACTGTGACTTATATTTACGCAAAGCAGGGCACAAAAGGCGATTCTGGTGCCGCTGGATCGTCTGTTACCGTATCGTCTGTCCAATACCAAGAAGGAGCATCGGCAACAACCGCCCCCACAGGAACATGGTCTAATGCGGTTGTCGCAGTTGCTGATGGAAAATATTTATGGACTAAGACAGCATTTTCAGACGGCAAAACCGCATATGGTGTTGCTAAGCAAGGCGCAAACGGTAAAGATGGTGTTGGAATTAGTTCTATCACCATTGATTATGGTGTATCAGATAACGCATCAACTAAGCCGACTAGTTGGCAACAATCTATACCTGTTGTCGCAGAGGGAAAGTATTTATGGACTCGTACTATCACAGACTATACCGATACATCTGTGGCTGATACTGTAGCTTATGTGTATGCTAAACAGGGAATAAAGGGTGACACTGGTGTAGCAGGTTCTTCAGTGACGGTATCTTCTATTCAATATCAAGCGGGCACTTCAGCCACCACTGCGCCTACTGGCACATGGTCAGATTCCGTTGTTGCAGTCTCAGAGGGCGATTACCTTTGGACAAAAACAACATTCTCGGATGGAAAGGTTGCTTATGGCATTGCTAAACAAGGTCAAAAGGGAGATAAGGGCGATCAAGGCGCCGCCGGTGCAGATGCTTATACAGTCTTGTTAACAAACGAATCTCACGTATTTGCTGGTAGCACATCTACGGCCATAGCCTCTAGTGCAACAACACAAGTTTTAGCCTATAAAGGCACAACGGCACAATCTGTAACTATCGTTTCTGTAAATGGTGTCGCAGCAAAGACTGCTTCAACAGCTACGGGAATTGCTGGTTTAACATTTGCGTGTTCTGCGCTTAGTGGAACGTCCCCAACCATTACATTTACCTGCACAACATCGTTTGTGAGTCCTAATGGTAGTATTCCTATTGTACTTAGTGTTGGTGGCGTATCAATCACAAAGATGTTTACTTATTCTATTGCGTTCAAAGGTAGCACAGGTGCTACAGGTGGTACTGGACCACAAGGTTCTCCTGCTACATCATATTGGCTTGTGTCTAGTGCGAGTGTTGTACAAAAAAATGCGTCTGGAACGGTAATTCTTACTCCTTCAACACTTACATTTACAGGCAAAAGCCAAACAGGTACAAACACACCAATCGACTATGGATGCCGATGGATAATTGCATATTCTACTGACGGTTCTATTTATACCAACGCATACACTTCGACTGCAAATGAGATCACAAAAACATTTACAGTAGACTCAACCTATAAGACCATTCGAGTTAGAATGTATTTAGCTGGTGGCACTACGACTTTGTTGGACGAGCAAATAATCCCAGTTGTTGCAGATGGTGCCATCGGCGCTCCTGGTGCAGACGCAGTAACATTCCAAATTTATTCAAGCAACGGTTATGCGCTTTCTATAAATACACCAAACGTAACATTACAGACTTTTGCGTATATTGGAGATATTGAAATTACCGCAGGTGCAACATATCAATGGTATGGCTACAGTGCTTCTGGATGGAGTGCTATTTCTGGCGCAACAAACGCATATTTAACAGTCAATCGTGAAGATGTTGCTTTTAGCAAGAGTTATATGTGCAAGATGACATTTGGTGGCGTGGAATATACTAGCGTTGCAACTATAGATGACAAGAATGATGAAAATAAAGTCTTCACTACTAAGCCTTCCAATTATGCAGCAGGTGATCTTTGGGTTGTTGGTGTAGACTATGCACCCGCAGGCGTAGCAGTGGGTACGCTTCTGAGGGCAGAACATACAAATGTCACATATGGAGATGTAGACTGGGTTACTGCTACGAAGTATGACAAAGAACTCAATGATTTGAAGGACAACATTGAAACATACAATCAATACTTTTCATTTGATTCTACAGAAGGATTAAAGATTAGCGCCAAAGATAATAACGGCACACCGTCACAATTTTCAACATCATTAACAAATGAGAGATTGTCATTTAATTACGGTAACGAGGCTATTGCATATATTAATGGCACCAAAATGAATATCAAAGAGGCAGAAATCGAGTCGCCTCTAACTGTAACTGGTAAATACTCAGGAAGCACTATGCTTCAGGCACCAGTGATAAATATTGGTAAATTTAGCATTATAGTTGAAAGTAATGGAAGTCTTTCAATTGTGGCTAATACTTAAGAAAGGAGAATGGATTATGGAACAACTTAGAACGGAAGAAGCGACAATAGAAGTTAAATACCACGACTTTTATTGCGATGAGTGTAATTGCCTTGTTGGGTCGTCGGTCGAACACACCAATGGAGCATATGATCTTCTTGGTATTTATGAGGCAAATGTTCTTACGCCAGATGGAACTTTCAAGTATTATAATCAGTGTCTATGTGAAACATGTAAAGAAGGATTTCCTTCGAAAGTTGCCGAGGCGCTTAAGGCTCTTGGCTTTACGTGTCCAGATGAAATTGAATAACAAAAGAGGTGAAAAAGAATGGCAACTATTAATGGAACATCGGTCGGAGGGATGACACTTCAGATCGATTATTCATATACACAAAACACAACGGCAAACACATCAACCGTAACGGCAAAGTTGCAGTTAGTAAGCCACTACGCATTATATGCAACTGCGTTGAGTGGTTCATATATTTCAGTAGGTGGCAGCAGAACGGATTATAGTACATCAATTAGTTATGGTGGTTCTGGCACTACAACAACTGTATTGGCAACAAAAACGGTGACTGTGTCGCACAATAGCAACGGAACTGGTACTTGTAATCTTTCTGGTGCATTTGTAATGAATGGTACTTATCGTAATATTTATGTTGGTACTATGACTGTAAGTTCAACAATTACACTACCAACAATTCCTAGAGCATCGGGGTTGACCGTGCCAACAAGTATTAATACCGGATCCGCATTGTCAGGTACAGTTTCGCCGTCTTCGACTTCATTTAATCATAAGGTTGAACTGAAAATTGATTCTACAGTAAAACAAACCATTACGTTGGCAACTGGCACCAATACTTTTAGTGCTACAATTCCACACTCTTGGATTCCAAGCAGCACAAGCGCTACAATATCTGTCGTGTTATCAACATATAGCGGAACGACATTTATTGCAAGCACAACCAAAAATGTGACGGCAAATGTACCTGCATCGGTTGTGCCGTCTGTAAGTGCTTTTACTGCAACATCATCTGTAACTGCTGGCACTTTTGCTAATCTGTATGTTCAAGGTAAGACCACTGCAAAATTAACAGCAACTGCGACTGCGGGAGATGGAAGTTCTATTACGTCATACACTTATAGTGGTTCTGGTATAAACACAACGGTTACGACAAATACCGCAACTACATCAACGCTTCAGGCGACTGGTACGCAAACGTACACGGTGTCAGTGAAGGATGCTCGTGGTAGAACTGCAAGTAAAACGGTTTCTATAACCGTTTACCCATATGCCGCACCGTCGATTGGTCCAGTATCGGTACAGAGATGCGACGCAAGTGGTAATTTAACCGAGAGCGGAACTTACGCAAAATATACTGTTAATTCTGCATACTCTACTGTAAATAGCAAAAATACAAGAACTGTAACCGTCGCTTACAGTAGTAATAATGGATCTACTTATTCTGCCGAGACAACACTTCAGGCGACAACCGATACTGCAAGCACTAAAACGGGTGTATATGGCGATGGGGCGTTTGCTATTTCTAGTGCATATATTCTACGATTTACCATCAAGGATGCTTACGGTGCCACAAAGACTATTACAGCGCCACTACAATCTGCGGCGAGACCGATTAATATTCGATCTAATGGTAAGGGTGTGTCGATTGGCGCTATGTCTACTAAGGATGCTTTTGAGGTGTCGATGGATGCAGATTTTAATAAGAACGTTAATATTGATGGTACTGCCACAATTGTAGGTAACACTACGATGAGCGGCACACTTACAACTACAGGAGCAATTAATTCTAAAAATAATATCAACATGGGTGGAGCCAATGGTCAAACCGGAGAATTATCTATTAGGTTTTCAAATCCAACTACCTCCACATATCCTCATAATTCTTACCTATATGGCGGAAACCCAAGTAACGTAAATGCAATTGGATGTTATGATGGAAAAAATAACAGAGCAATTTGGAGTTATAACGATACCAACAACTCTTTGTCTATTGGAAATGGTAGTGCGATTATATATTTTAACGGTGCTAAGTTGGCCGATTTTGTTGTCGAGCAAGGTACATCTGGAATTTGGACATATCGTAAATGGAATAGCGGTCTTGCTGAGTGCTGGGGAATTTATACAATGACTAGCGCGTGCAACTTGGCGTGGGGAACTTTGTATTATAGTAATACTCTTGCTCCTCGTATCAATTATCCTTTCACATTTACAAGTAGACCACAAGAAACCGTGTTTTGTCGCGGAGATAGTGTCTCTGCATGGGCATATCCTGAGGGTGGCGGAATAGGAATGAACACCACAACGCAAACTGCTCAGTATGGATTCTTGCGCCCAACTACAATGACTGCCGCACAGGTTAGATATGAATATACTGTTGTTGGCAAATGGAAATAAAAGAACCTCCTAAGAGAACAACAAATACAAATACCTTATGATAGGAGGTGAAATGTTATGGAAGTATTTAAGAATATAGCCACAATAGTTGGTTGTATCTCTGCTTGTATAGCGTTATTGATTACAATCATTAAGCCACTTAGACAGCGTCTTATTGATTCGTTTGTTAGAAAATCTAAAGATACAAAAAGAGATGAAAAAATAGATAAGATGGATAAGAAAATAGATAAATTATTAGAAGTTAATCAATGTCTAGAGGATAGGTTGACGCGTGTTGAGAATAATGTTTTGGAAAATGAATCAGATAGGATTCGTGCAGAATTGTTTGATTGCGGAAATAGATGTCGTCGTGGCATTAGATTACACCCAGAAGAAATGGAACACATTAGAACTATTTATCACAAGTATAAAAATGTTCTTCATCAGAATCACGAAGGTGATGAAGAATTTGATTTTATTACAAGATATTATAACAATCAAAGTTTTCCAGCATATCATACACAACAAAATGATTAAAAAGGAGCGATGAATTATGGCATGGTTAGAATTAATTATAGCGATTTTGTCAGGAATTACAGCTTGTATTCCATTGGTCATATCGTTGGTAAAATATATTCAAAGGGCCATTAAAGAAAAGAATTTGGGAGCTGTTGTGCAGCTTGTACTCAAATTAATGGCTGAGGCTGAGCAGAATTATTCTAATGGGGCAGAAAGAAAAGATTATGTAATATCGTCTATTAAGGCAATGGAAAACACATTGCAGTACGATATTGACGAAAAGGCAATAAGTGAACTAATCGATTCGATAGTTCTTGCCACAAAGAAAATCAATACGAAATAAAATTAAAGGGAGTGGGCTTTGCCCGCTCCCTTATTTTTTTGGATTTTTCAAATATTCAGTAACAATTTGTTTTAATAAATTATTTACCGATCTCCCCTGTCTTGCCGCTTCAATTTCGATCTGAAGTTTTAGTTCTCCCGGAATTCTAAATGTTATTGTTTGTGTCCCTTCTTTCATTACCATCTGTGTCACCTCAAAAATATTATAATAAAACAAAAAAGTGATGTCAAGGTGCTTGACAATAGTGCTTTCAAAGTGCTATCATAAATTTATGGTGGTGATTGCACCTTAATGACTAACGGTAGAAGGGGAGTGGTTGGATATGACAATCAATAGAACACATTTGATTTTAATGACAATATTATACAAAAACAAAGCGACATCGGCCGGAACGGCTATTACAACAGAAGAAATGAAGAATTATTGCAATATAGGCAAAAGCGATTCGACTTTCAATAGGGCTTTTCGTTTTCTTCAAAATGAGGGATATATCAACAAGGGTGTTAAGGACGGGAAATTCTCTACCTACTACATCACAGAAATTGGAACAAAAAAATTATTGGAGGTAATGTAATATGCGTGAACAATTTGGAGTTTTATCTTTGGGACAATGTGGAGGAAATATCGGGCGCGAGTTTGAGCGATTGGGTTATACTACTGTTTATGTAAATTCAAGTCAAAGCGATCTTGCAACGATTAATGGAACACACAAGATTCACATCCCAAATGCGGACGGGGCCGCGCGTGACAGAAAAAGAGTTTTGCAGTTGGCATCAGAGCACATTATGGATATTGTAGATAAGATTACTACCATCTTGACTCATAAATACATTATTTGTACATTCAGTTCAAGCGGAGGAACGGGGTCTGGGCTAAGTATTCCATTGATGACATATCTAACTCAAATAGGCAGAGTTTGTATACCAGCAATTGTTTTACCAGACGATAGGGTCGAAAGTGCAAAGGCGTGTGAAAATGCTTATAACACATGTGTAGAAATTATGAACATTAAAAATTTAGGAGCAACCTTTCTTTTGGACAATGCAAGACACGATAAGTTTGCTATCAACACTAGATTCGCTAAAGAACTTGATGCTTTTATTAATCTTAAGAATGATAGTATATATGGGGTGATCGACCCAGCGGAGCGCAAACAAATGTTATCTTGCTATGGTATTTCAGTACTTGCAAAGTTAAGCAAATCTCGCAGTACTGCCTCCGACATTCTTGATGCTCTACACAATGGAATATATGCCGAAATTACCTCAAAATCAGCGATGTACTTAGCACTTTCTACTAGTAACAGGTCTCTGGACATCACTAACATTACTAGAGAATTTCAAGGTGTTTATGACAGTTACTTAGGCATCTCTGACTCAACTTCTGTTGCTATGATTTCAGGATTACAGTTTCCGAGTAAGATTCTAAATAAATTTAGAATAAAGTTCGAAGAAACTGTCAAGAATATGAATGGTGGTAATTTCATTCAAGATTTTGCACCATTGGAACCACTAAAGGGGTTATCATTTACGAGAGAGCAAGTTACACCTACAAACCCAAGAGACTTGCTGATGGGGTTATTAAATGGATAAAAATAAGGGCTACCGTAATTGGTAGTCCTTATTTTTTTGGCTATAATCACTCGCAATAATTATAACCTGCGTAAATATAAAAAATACATGGATATTTTTTATGTTTATATAATATCATATTTTGTTTTGCTATGCAAGAAAAAAACAAAAAATATAAGAGCGACTATTCGCTCTTATAGATATCTCGATATCCATGTATTAATCTTAATAATGGTTTCGAATTGTGCATTAAGGTTACAGTATCTGTAGATAGTATCAATGTCAGTACATATATTGAAACCTCTCAGCATATCATCTTTGGACGCTATACAGATATATGGAGGATGATCCGCCTTGTGTCTTTTCTCTGTTTGTTTAACAAAACCCTTTTCTATGAATTCATCTATTATAGGAACTATAGCATAATTAGCGATAGTATCATATTTACGAACTTCATTAAGAAGTTTTATTTTCCCAAAACTATTAACACTGGAAATATAATTTATGATAGTTCGTTTTATTCTATCTTCTTTTGACATTCTCATAATAGTTTGGTCCTCAAAAATATTTCCTAATTCTCCACGAAGTCGTACTTCAATATATTGGTCTTCATATACATATATTTTTTCAACTAAAGTTTCTAATTGTCGTTTACTTATTTTTGGCGAGTTGATAATTTCATCAAATAAACCTAATGCCGTTGTAAAGTTACGTTTTATATTACTTCTGTTTTTATCCATATTTTCATATTCATTAATTTGGGCCTGTAAATTATTAATTTTATTTAACTTTTCTTTTCGAATTTCGTCATATGTCTGCGCAATCATTTCTGTCATTGTAGGGTCGCCCCCGGCATCTTTAATATCTCTAATTTTTTGTTGCATTATAATTTTTAATTCTTCTTGTGCGTTTTTAATATTTTCTTTAATCATTTTTAGCTTTTTATCTTTGCCATTACTTTGCTTCAATTGCTCGTACATTATACTATCTAATGATTCAATCATACTTTTCATTGCACTTCTGCATAATATTAGATAATCTTGCACAATTAAATCAAGTTCTTTTTTATTAATGCTGTGCGCGGAACAAGCAGACACACCTCTTTCTCTATATACTCTACAAGCATATGAAGTAATTCCCTCATCGTTATAATGAGCGACTGTTAAAGAGCTTTCGCAGTCTCCGCAGAATAATAATCCTCCGTACAAATTATCGTATTTTCTTGTGCCTTTGTATGCATTGCTCTCTCTTCTTCTTTCATTGATAGATTGTACTAAATTAAATAATTCAAGTGAAATTATCGGAGGATGTGCATTTTCAAAGACGTGTTGTTCTTCCTCTGAAAGATGCTTTTGATCGCCATGGATTCCATTTCTAATTGTTTTTCTTAATCTTAATGTTCCAATATAGAAATCATTTTGAATAATCCTTCTAATAGCATTTGTTTCCCATCCGTTTGCCACTTTTATTTTAGATACTATTCCCTTTTCTTTCTTGCGGCGGTCAAGCAACATACTTGGAGTTGGTGCCCCCATTTCATTAAGTATTTTTGCAGTCTTTTTATATCCACCGCCATCTGCATATGTTTCAAATATTTTTTTTACCCATATGGCAGCCTCTTCATCTATGTAATATTTTGTTTTTACATACGGATCTTTAATATATCCATAGGGAACGCTCATTATAAGATTGCCATTCTCTTGCATATTTTTCATGGCATTACGTACTTTTTTACTTCCGTCTTTTACATATCTTTCATTATACCAAGTTTTAATTCCAACAATATCATCGTCATCCACTTCGCTATCATAATTATCATCAATCATGATAATCCTAACACCATGTTTTCTAAGTCTTTCTAAAATAAGTAGAACGCCTGCATTATGTCTTCCGAGTCTAGATAAGTCTTTAACTAAAAGTACATCAACTAAGTTTTCGTCAATTAGATGTTGTATCTCATTAAACGCAGGTCTATCCATGGTGTATCCAGTATATCCATCATCTTCATATATTTCATCTACAACAAGACCGTGTTCTTTTGCATATTTGTTAATAATATCTTTTTGGTTTTCAATTGACACATATTTTTTTCTTAGGTCGTCTTTTGATAGACGTGCATATCCTATTACCATTATAATCACCTCTATTGGTAATTATAACATATCGTGTCACCTTGGTACAATAAAATTCAATAAAACTTTTTTCATATTTTCATCCCCACTTCTTAAAAAAACCACTGTTTTAGTTGGATGTTGTGCTTTCAGATGATTCACTTCTTCTTTTGTGGTATCTTTATCTATTGGAATATAAACCATTCCCCTATCTACATACTTCATACTACGCCTACCTATCTGCTACAAAATATCCAAAGCAAGTGTAATCAATCTGAGTATATGGCTTGTACCCTTCCCAATCAAAATGATGGCTGGTTCTAAAGTAAAGACAATACTCTGGTAGGGTTGAACCATTCTTTAACACATAATCAACTGCCTCATAGTTGATTTCTGTTGGTGTTGTTTGATAAATTAAATTAGCAGGAGTAAATTGATAAGGTGCATACACAACCTTTAGTAGCGTCTGTCCCCATCTTCCATCTTGCCATCTGTTAATTACTACTGATGCCACGGCCATTTGACATTCAAGACTTTCCGTATTAGCTTCTAGATAAACCAATCTTGCTAGCATTTCTCTTTCCATTGATGTGATATTGTAGGCATATAGCGGTTCTTTTTCAACCTCAACGATTACTTCTTTTTCTACTTCTTTAATAACCTCTATCGTTTCAGCTTCTTTTGGTATGATTGCAATAATAATGCAAAGCAATACAATAATACTTATTAGTTTTATAATAATACAATAATAGGTTCGTTTTTGTTCTTCCATTTATACCACTCCTTAAAAATAAAAAGAGGTGATAAATAATACCACCTCTATGAAATTTTAATTACTTGTTATTATTTAATGTCTCTACCGTTGCATATGCGTTGGAAAGATTGAAATCTCCATCCAAAGCTATGGCTCCAGACTCGCCACAGTCTCCTGAGACGCCTCTTATAGAACTTGTCACACAGGACATTGTTGTGTACAAATCATTGACTCCCTTAGATGTGTATGTATAGCCAGTGGCGTAATCTCTCGAAATACCAATGCTTTCTGCTTCTTTTACAGCATCCATATTGGCACCAAGGAACATAAATTTCCAGCCGTGGCCATTAGTCTGATGCTTAATCATCTTTTCAATCTGACTTTTAGTGTACTTACGACTAGAGTTCTCTTCGCCATCCGTGGTGATTACAAAAAGCACCTCTTCGGGTTTCTCCGTGCCAAGCTCGTCATGTCTATCCTGCACGCGGTTGATAATTTCGCCAATAGCATCAAGCATTGCTGTTCCGCCGCCCGCAACATAGTCTGAATTTGTCATAGACTTAATTTCGCGAAGATCTACACCATCGTGCAGAATTCTCCATGAAGTGTCGAATAAAACAGTAGTCAATGTGGCTTTTCCGTCAATAGCCTTTTGACTTTCAATAAATCCGTTGAAGCCACCAATAGTGTCTCCTGCTAAATGACTCATCGAACCCGACTTATCAATTACAAAAACAATTTCTGTATTTTTCATTTTTATATTTCTCCTTATTAGTTTGTTCCGGTAGACCCGAGTCCGCCTCTGTCCGTATTATTTTCTAATGACGATTCAGTAAATTTAATCTTAGGTTGATGTTCCATAATTCTAAACTGACAAATACGGTCGTTTGTATTAATAACAGTGTCTCTTAAAGCATACGCAGGGAAGAACCACTGGTCATTTGGTCCAGAGTATGATTCATCTATAATGCCTTGAGAATTGGTCTGAATAATACCAAAATTTTTAAAGGTAGAACTTCTCGGTACGACGTGCGCTTCATAACCTTCTGGTAATTGCATTGCAATCCCAAGCGGGATGAGCTTAAATTCTCCGGCCTTAAGCTCTACTGTTTCCGCTGCTCTAAGATCAATCCAATCAGACTTGCCGTCTATATAACGGAGCTTATCAATCTTGTCGGTAAAATATTTGATTTTAATTTCCATATCTACTCCTCATTACCAAACCCAATTCCAAAACTTAGAACTGAAAAGCGGATTTATATCATCGTCATCTGATGTATATGAGTAAATGCCATAGTCGTGCATATATGCCTTAACAAGCTCTCTGCACTTTTCGATAGCGTTATCCACTTCCTTCTTACGAGCTTCCTTTTCCGCGTCGAGCTTAGCTTTCTTGGCCATTTCCTCTTCAATTTTCTTCTTTTCCTCGCAGTCTAAAATACAACGAGCAAGACCGCCAGGTGTTTCGTGCGCCCCCTTACAATAAGGGCATATGTATAATGCATGTTTATTTCCCATAATTAAATCTCCTTTTAATCATTTTGTATTGTTTTAATCTTCTACTTTGATAATTTTGTATTTGCCACAGTTACATTCGGTTTCTTCACCTCTTGCGAGAGCTTCTCTAAACACCTTGCAGCAACACTTTGTGTCCTCATTCCACTCAAGCGCACAAGGGCAATAGCCTTTTGTCTCTTGGAGTTGTCTATTTACCTCGGCAATTAACTCTCGATCGTCGCCAAGTACAATTTTATATTTAACCATTATGATATCCTTTCTGGAATCTATATGTTATATCATTCCATTTGCCACATTTCCAATCCCACGCAAGCATTTTTTGATTGGTGTTTGGGTTATCAAGACCACCATAAGTTACATCGTAATGTCCCAGTTTGCAATAGTCTAAATTACCCAATATACGAATATGCAAGTCGCTCATAAAATCACAGCCTGTATATAAAGCTGTTTTTAGTCCGTAATTATGAACAAGTATTAATAAGTCAGTTAGTTCTTTTTGATTCTGATCTCCGCCCATAAAACACACGCAAGTGATTAGTTCTTTATATTTTTCAATTAAGTCTTTTAAATCATCGGATACATAATGTCCGTCATATTCCCATAGATACTTGCTGTGGCAACCCTCACATTTGTGAGGGCAACCACTAATATTAATTGCAAGAGTTACTTCGTCTGGGACTTCTTGGAATACAATGCTATATCCCAGATATTTTAACTTATTCATAATATCTCTTTTTCTCTTCCTTCTGTCTTGCCTCAGAGAATGCAGACACTCTCTTAAGATAGCCGATGATTCTCGTTAGGTAATCAATGTTTGTGCTTCCACACTTTTCACAATGATCTAAACGGTGCTTACTAATATGTCCGCATTCATTACAGATTGTGTTGGGGATATTGAAGGTGAAGTAAGAACATCCGGTCTTAATTGCATCATTCATCAGCACTTTATACTGTTCCTTTGTAAGATGCTCATTAAGGTTTGCATGGAGCGCACTACCACCATCGAGATACTTTGTAAGCTTTTCTCCGTGAAGAATGAACTTATCTACTACGTTTGTTCCTTCATCTTCGACAATATAGAAATAACTATTATAGCAATCACGGGGAACGAAGTATCCGTCTTCTCTGTCCCACTTGGCATTCTTTACGCCCAGATTTTCAGCAGGGACGAATTCCGTATTAAACATCAATTCGTCAGTTCTCTCTGCTTTGTTGAGTTCATAGATGGGCTTAAGAATTTTTTCACAATAATTGAAATACTCATCATTGGGCGTAATCGGAATACCTAAAAACTCAGCACCCTCTACAAATCCATTTACGCCAATCGTTACAAACTGCTTGTCAAGAGATATGTATCCGGCATCGTACACAGGAAGGAGTCTTGCGTTGAAATTGTCCTTCATAATCTCATTAAATGCCTTAAGGTAACAATGCACTTTCTTAATCTGTTCGGTTACCGCCTCAGAAATGTCTCTGTTGGACTTTGTTGCGTCCTGTACAAGCCTATTAATGTTAATAGTAATAACTCCCTTAGAACCAGTAGATACACCACCAGCACCAAGAGTAAATGAGAAAGTGTTATCCTGAAGCTCATTACGAAGTCTACAACAACTTGCAAGAGAATCTACGCTTCCGCTTCTATATGTAAAGAACGAATGTCCTTCTGAGTACATTTCGGCCGCAAAGTCGAACCATTCGTTATCAACATATGACTTGCCATCATCAAGAAGATTTACGGTCTCTACGGGGAAGGTCAGAGGCTTTCTAAGTCTCTCTGCATTGAACCACTTCATAAATCTCTTCTGAAGCCAGTTCACGCTTTTCCACTGAGGCTCAGTATCATCGGGGAAAATAAATTCGTGGAAGATTCCATCAAAATAATTCTTATCGAAATATGCAATATTCCAGAATACTGCCTGATATCCTCTTGCCGCAGCAGGCTGATTGATAGAATACACTACCTGTCCAAACTTATCAGTGATTACTTTGTCGATAGTTTTAGGTTTATTGCTCATAGTAACAACCTTATCTGCATTAAGATAATAGTCGTCGCCATATTCCTTTCTAATAAAGTAATCAAGATATGTCAAAAACTCAGGTGTCGATACTGCTCCGGCAAACTGTGACGCAATGGCAAACACCAAGTTGATGAATGACCCACAGAATGAATCAAGATTCTGTGGAGCCTCAGAAAGTCCACCAATAGATTTAAGTCCTTCAAACAAGAATGGATACATAGTAATACTTACGCAATAAGGCATTACTGAAGTTTCGTCGTGCTTGTAAATCTCGTGAGATTCAAGCTGTCTGATATACTCATCTGCCATATCCTCGCCAAACATTTCGGAAATCTTATTCCACATAAGCAATCTGTTTGTTCCAATTAGGTCTCTCTTGGGTAACTCTCCCTGCATTGTTGCAATGTTCTTATTTTCAACATTGGCATTTGCGTCTACTTCACTACCACTTGATGCATTGCTTGCCTTCTTATACTTATTAATAAAATTTACATATTTTGAATAACTACTATACTTAGCCATTTGACTGCTCCTTTATCCAATCTGCTGCTTCTTTAAATCCCATGACAATACCCTCAACTTCAAGTTTAGGCGCCTCGTTAAAACCTTTGGCTTTCATAGCCTCAAGATCATTCACTGTCTCATATTGAATGCCGCTCTTGTCGAGTTTCATCTTAAGCACCTTGCATTTCGGACATCCATGCTCATACAAAATTACTTTTCCCATTCTCTCTCTTTCCTTTCAATTATATTTATTACATTATTTATCTCACCCCAATTACGGATACGATATATACTATAAACATAGTCCATGTCTTTATCCACATTCCAAGGCTGATTAAAACATATTCTATCTGCAAATGTGCTTTTCAGATTATCGAGTTTATCTTCTACTAACACATCTACATTAAGTAACGCCTTATTATGAATACGAATTAGATTCTTCTTTGGAATAAACGGAAAGTGCTTCTTAAGCAATTCTTCCTTCCATTCCATATTTCTCACATCAGTTGCTGTTGCAATATACACTTCGTGTCCTTGCTCAACAAGAGTTTTAACCGCCCTAATTGCACCTTTATAAGGTTGTAAAGAAGAATACACATCCTTCTCTATGAAAAGTTCTATTAACTCGTCTGCAACATCTGACTCAAAACTATCTGACAAGTTATATGTGACAATCTGCGATAATTCAAAATTTGTGCCGTGACGTTTGTTATAGATCTCAAGAACTTTTTCTAGTGTTGGAAACAGTGTTTCGTCAAAGTCGATTGCTATCTTTTTCATTTTGTTTCCTCCCCGAGATTATTCTTCCATACGCCTTCAACTGTTGCCACCCAACGAAGAACAGAGTATGCTTTTGCTGCATCTATATTAGATATTGCATAATCAAAATCTGCATTTCTTAACATAACGCGAAATTGGTCTCTCTCTGCCATATCCCTCTTCATAAATACAAGTCTATCATCGCCGCGCTTGTTAAGTGCTCGTTCTTTGCGAACATCATCTGGCGTGTTGATGAAAATAGTTACAAGACGAAGATTGGGCAGATTTAATTCTCGGAGAGTCTCAATCCCTTTGTAATCTATAATATACACTGAGTGTTCATATAACTGCTCGATAGTGGTCCAATAGATGTTTCCAGCAATCTCGGTATATGCCGCAACATTACCATCCGCCTGCATTTGCTCATAAGCTTCTTTAGTAGAGAAGATGTGCGTGTCACCCTCATTATTTCTACGAGGACGTGTAGTATATGATGTTATTGCAGTTAAACCTGTACGCTCACACAACTTATTAACAAGAGTATCTTTGCCACAGGATGTGCGTCCGAGGATACAAAGTAATACGTGTTCTTTATTCATCACTATCACCACCCTGATATTTCTTGTTTAACCCACAACAATTGAATTCTGTACATATACCATTTCTATATCCACATAGGGGTACAAGCACATCATTAAGCTCTGGATTTGTTTCAACCACCTGTCTAACAATTTCTTGCATAACCTTACGAGTGTATGGATCTGCTTGCCCACACAATCTCTTATGTGCCATAAATACCAGCTCTTGAGCGTTTACAGACATAATATGGGCGACCATTGCGTCTTGCGGAGCTTTGGTTCTATCGTAATTATCTTGTCTGTCATTACGCTGAGACTGCACATAATGATTAACTCCGATGTGATGACGCACAAAATGTACCGACACATATGAGGGTATCGTCATTTTGATGCCAAACCATAGTTCTCTAAGAGGGCTATGCTCCGCCTGAATAAGTTTCTTCTTCCATTCGTCTGTTGGTAGCTTTGCACTAACTTTACCGACGGTATTTAATGTGCAGGTTTTACACCACATCCAATCCTCTTCTTTAGGGTATTTTAAAATTTCAACTTTAAAATCCATTTGTTTCACCTCAAAGCTCTATTTTAGTCACGCCGCAGTGTTCTAATGCACACTCAAGACAACAAAATACTTCGCCGTCGTCATTTACGTAATATTCTTCGCCTTCGTCCGTAACAGGGTCACCGCAATTTTCGCAGTATCCGAAAGTTCTAACTTCATCCATTGTTCTGTTCTCCTTCCTGTTCAAACTTTTCTTTTTCAAACAAGATGCCATTCTTTGCCGGTCTTGTGATAACATCCTGCGGAAGAAGTCTCTGTCCTCTTGGTATTTCTTCATATGCTTCTGACATTACGTCATCGAATTGGGATTTATTGAGTACACAAATAACTTTATCATCATAAAATGGAGCACAACCCAACATTTCATGATCGAAATGATTAAAGTTATATCTTCTCTTGCGAATTCTCTCTATAAGAGCTTTTCTTCTTTCCTTCGTAAAAGGCACGACAGAATATTGTGTCGTATATGCATCAGTCCAGCCTATCACTGTCATATTTCGTCCTCCTCTTCAAAATATTTCTTAATCATAGTAAGTAATGGCTCTCTAGTTAAATTCTCCTGGGCCCAAACAAGCCAACCTCTATCTACGACAGCAATCTCGGTGATAGTCTTGCCGCTATGTTTGCCAAAATTCAACTTATATTCATTGATGTCGGGCAACTTTGGTTTACTATCTTCGCCTTCAAACAGAATGTGAATATCACCACGGCTTGCAATATAATCGCTGAGGTGCACGAGCTCCTGTACGAGCGTCTGAGGAGAAGGTAATACTACCTTACTTCTCTTGCTTGTAGTCCATTCGCCACTGTGACTAGCAACGGCATCACCAATGATAACTCTAATTTCATCACTGACAATTCCATTGAGTCTTTCATCAGTCTTGACAAATTCTGCAGCGAGTACTGGATGCTGATGCACTGAGAAACCAGTCTTATTCTCCCAATCGTGTTTCAGACAATCGTGTAACAGTGCAGCACAAATTACACAGTCCTTCTCGACCTCATTTAACTTGCTTTTATACTGCTGTAAGTTAACAAGATAATTTGCAACCTTGGCGACGGATCTAGTGTGATACACTAGACCGCCAAAGCCACATTCAAGGCCGCTATGAAACTTACCAGAAGAGGACGCCGGAACCTCAAAGAAGTAATCGGGCACAAGCGTTATTGCCTTTTTGAAGAAATCTTTAATGTTTTCGATCTCCATATAATCGATTTCTTTTTCAAACAGAGAAATCTTCTCTTTATTAGTCATTAGCAACTTCCTCCGAGGCATTGTTCTCTGTTGAATCATTTTGTTTTGTAAGCTGTACTAAGAGCATCTTCTTAATATCCGCAATACAACGTTCATAGTCTCGCAAACTAATTTTGCCCGGCTTTTCAAGATGCTTCTTGAATTTGCCCATTACCCCTGCGGCTATAAACTGAGCTCCAATTTTCATACCGTCTGTGCGAGTACTTTCGAACCAGCCTTCGATAACCTTACGCAGACTCTCTTCATCTGCACTCTTGATTTCGTCAATAACCGCAGACATATTTGTCGTTTCTTCCATATTACAATCCTTTCCAAATTATTGTACAATCATTTTGTACTGTAATTATTATATCACTTTTATTTCGGTTGTCAACACACAAATTTATTTGTTTACAATTTATTTACAATTATACATTTTCTTCCATAAGGGTTTTGAGTTCCGCAAGGATGTTCTCGTAACTTCCTCTGGAAACAACCCACTTGCCGTCGAGGTAAAGGTCGTAAACTCGATCCTCTCTAAGTTTAATTGTAAAATTGTGTACTGTCTTATTTGCCATATTAAATAGTCTCCTTGTCTCCACTTCTTATTCCATATCGTTCGAACAGCTCTCGTTGTGGTGCAAAATCACCATAATACTTTGCTTCTGCATTTAGACGAGCCATTATTGCATCGTTCTTATCTACATATCGTCCCAGCCAATGTATCTGTTTATCAATATGAATTGATGCTATCCAATTGTTATTACTCTTATCCCAATATACACCAGTAAACCCGCTTGTATTATCTTTTCTTTTTGTATGATTTCTTGCGTTTTCTGATTGTGTGGCTGGTCGCAAATTGTTCCTTCGGTTGTTTAACGTGTTCCTATCAATATGATCGCATAATTCATATCCAGTCAACACATACCACATCGAAACATATCTTTTTTCGGTTTTATCCCACGCTTCAAGCATTCGATATCCATTTTGATGTATATGTTCATACCAACAATAGTTATCTATAAGAAGATCCTTATCTTCTTTGTCAAAATAGAATTCTGAATTAGTATTTAATGTTAATCCAACATAATATTCATCCTTTATATCTACCGGATTTGTTTTATTATTGTTTTTGCCTATATCTCTTGTTTTTTCTCTTCTAATACACCCACACGAATTTGTATGCCCGTTTCTTAAATGTTGACCCGTCGAAATCACATAATCAGAATTACCGCACGAACATTTACACTTCCATTGCGGCGTGCGTGTTTGAGTATTTGGATTAATATAATCCTCCGCTCTCTCAACTATTGTCAATCTACTATTTGGAACTCCGTGTTCCGACATAACCCAACCTGTCATATCTATGAACTTTCTCATTGTATTTCTCCAAGCATATTTAAAAATGTTAGTTCATCAATAATCGGCACATTCAGTTCTACTGCTTTCTTGTATTTACTACTACCGCTTGCTTCATTAGTGATAAGGTAGTCAGTGTTCTTACTAACTGAACCAGCAGACTTTGCACCGAGTTCTGCAATCTTTTCGTTGATACTATCTCTCGTGAAGTGATTGAGCTTGCCAGTCACGCAAAGCGTTTTGCCACTAAACGGATTATCCACCACTACCTTACTTTCACGCTTTACAAAACGCATCTCTGAAGCGAGAAGGTTAATCTCATCAAAATTATCAGTTAAGTACTTAGTGATATTTTGAGAGGTCTTATCTCCGATATCCTCTAATTCGGACCAATCAAATCCACTATTAAAAGCACTAAGCAGTTTATCAAAATCACCTTCAAAAGCGTCAGAAATGGTCTTGGACGCAGACTTACCTACACCATCAATTGAGAGAGCGCAAATAAAGTTTTCGAGCCTTACATCTCTACTGCTCTCAATTGCGTCAAGTATTTTTTCTACGGATTTTTCTCCGTATCCACTTGTAAGCTTCCATCTATAAACAACCCCTGGTGCAATTTCAAGTTTATATAAATCACAGAACGACTTAATCCAACCCTTGTCAATTAAAAACTCCAATGTTGCCTCACTCAATCCGTCAATGTTCATTGCGGGCTTGGATACAAAGAACTTCAATCTACCCAATAATTTGCCTGAACAGTTGGGATTTGTACACATCAATACTTCGGATGAATTCTCGGTCACTACTTCGGTTTCACCTCCGCAAACTGGGCAGTACTTAGGGATTTTTATATCAGAATCACCATCCTGAATGCGAGAATCTATCTGCGGAATTATTTGGTTTGCTTTATATACTCTTACGGTGCAATTATTGGTGAGTCCCAACTTCTTGATAATAGAAATGTTATGAAGCGAGGCCTTACTGACATCTGTTCCGTCAATGTTGACAGTTTCAAAAATTGCAGTAGGAGTAAGAGTATTGGTCTTGCCCATTGTCCATTCGATGTCAAGCAGCTTGGTCTCATAGAGTTCGTCGTAGAACTTAAATGCGTAGGCTGCTCGGCTATGATGACCTGTTGTTCCAAGCGATTCTCCGTATGTAATATCGTTAAATCTACCAACTAATCCGTCTATTGGATATCCATATACCTCAGCCTGTTCTACTAAAAACTCTTTTGCATCCCAATCAAAGCTGCTTGTCCAGGGTGTTACCGTAAAACCAAGATTGTCCATTGCCACCAAATTATCAATTACTGTGTTGTGTGGGCCTTTAATAACGTTCCACAATACAAACTTAAGCTTACGATTGACACATTCTCGAGAATCCAATAGCCTAATGGAACCCGATGCAAAATTGCGAGGATTCGCGTACTCTGTTTTAAACTCTTCAAAATCTGCTTTGGTGCAAATAATCTCTCCGTCTACAATGAGCTCGTCTGTATAATTAATCTTTTTGGGAATGTTTTTTACAACCAAGGAATTATGCAGAATGTCTTCGCCTTCTTCTCCGTTACCACGAGTCTCAGCAGAGACAAGTTTACCGTCAACATATCGCAAGGAGCAGGTCAATCCATCGAGCTTGATCATTCCAACAACATCTTTGCTTCCAAAATATCGCACAAATTCATTCCAGTCCTTTGTCTTGTCAAGCGATAACATAGGGTGGTTGTGTTTAACCTTCTGCAACTCATTCACGACAGTATAGTTTACTTTCTGGGTGGGCGAGTTGGACAAAATGTATCCATAATTATGTTCAAGTGCCGCTAGTTCAAAATACATATCATCCCACTGCTTGTCGCTAATTTCTGGTATACCATTGTCGTAAAGTTCTGTGTGTCTGTTGAGTTCTGCGACCAAATACTCAATTCTTGCTTTTGCATCAAATGTCTCCATTTTCTCCTTAACCTCCGTTATACTCACAAATCAATACGTCGCAATCACTATCGCCGAATATGTCCTCAATCATTTTGTAGACTATATTCCAGTCGCCACCGCCACGAGCACAGCCAATAAGATATGGAATTGCGATGGTTTTACCAGCCGACCTTAATTTGACTATTCTTAATGCGGTCTCTAAAGCGCTGTAATCTGTATATATTTTTGATTCTTTTCCATAAGTATCCTGCCCAAATAGATTTTCTATAACAGTTGTTTCATTAATGAATACTCTTAAAGATCTTCCAAGTAAGGCAATGGCTTTTTTCTTTTGACCATATCTATCAAATACAAAATTCCTATAAGTACCATAAACCCAAGGATACTTTTCTCTCACTTGTTTAGCAATACCGCTACCCATAACTCCTTGGCAATTTACCTGGTGACAAATTACATCTGCACCAGACTCAAAAATATCGCATTTAATATGTTTAATCATACTTCACCTCTTACAATTCTTTCATTGACTGACATAACAAATTCGTTAATCTTCTTATAATCGGGTGTGCTAGGTAACTCGGTTGTTTCCTTTATCTTCTGCATCTCATTCTCAAAATAATCAACCATTTCCATAAATTCAGAGGTAGGTTGCTGATTATCATCGAGATACTTTCCGGCACGAATATCCATCAATAAGTCGTGGTCTTTCTCGCGATAGGTAATAATTTCACCGTCTTTCATAATGTCGAGACACATAAGGTACAGTCTAATCAAGTGCATCATATGCTTTGCTATTTTACCGTGTTCAATTGCGTTTATATTTCTGTGTCCAATTTTGGAGTAATCTTTGACGATGCTCTTCATAACATTCCACATACCCTTGTAGTCTCCCAAAGGGTAGTGATGTAAACTGATATCCATAAATATTTCTGTATCATATTCTGGCTTACTGGATTTATCGATGTAGAGTTTGATGGAATCTTCGTCATACTCAAAGAAATCGTGCTTAAAATCATAAGCAGCATTTTTAATGCTATTAAGAATATACTGTGTCTGCTCTGCCTGGCTAACACTCTGTGCAGACTTTGAAGACAGTCTACGCAACTGCTGATTAGCATATCCGCCAAAAGAGTGGATGCACTTCTTAGAAAGGAAGAGATGACGGTTGTTTATGAGTTCCTGACCGATAGGTGAAAGGTAGAGATAGTGCTCGGCTTTTAGACCTAACAGCTCAATAACGTTTGGGTTACAATTAGATAACAAGGAAATGATTTTATTAAACGCATAAATTGTAGTATCTGTTTCTTCATTTACAAATTGCTCGAAATTCTGATTGGTCAAAATTTCTATTTTAGAATTTAATGCAATTCCTCTCCAATCCCAGTCGGATTCTTCATTGTCGGTGCCATAGCCTCTGCTTCCACCAAGACCTAATAAAATTATAGGTCTTTGAGTTTCAAAGTTTCTTATAAAATCATATTTTTCTTTCTTAAATTCATTTTTTAAATCTTTATTGGTCGTCATTATCTGTGTTCCCTCTTGTCTAAATTACTTTTTCTCATATTAAAATGATTTCCGTCTATAAACGCAACACTTTGTCCATCTTTGGCATTCACGAGCAATCTGTTAAGATAAATACACTTTTTAGGTTTCCTAGTTCTAGAAATCACTCTACCATTTTCAATGTGCCATTTATATTTATTGACTATATCGATATCTTCTATATCAAAATATACATTACATTCTTTAATTTTCAATATCGCTACATCTTGCAATATCGTTATATCATTTTCTTTTATTTTTTTAGACACGACAAATAAATCACTATAACATTTGCTACAATATATTCGTTTATCGATGTCATATATTTTATTTTTATAGCTAAGCGTTTTGAAACAATTACAACATGTCAATTGATTTGTTTCAATGTGCTCATTTGGATTAAAACTATCACCCGACTTAATTGTTCTATCGTAAAGATTGATTTTAAGATTTTGATATGTCTTCCATTCGTCTGTACCTAGTTTATTAAATTTTTCATATTTTCTTTTCATAAAAATATTCGCATCTTGATACAGATATTCTCTGATTCGAATACATTGACGACACCCAGTAAAAGCCAATGTTGCTATTCTTTCATCTTTGCCTTTGTATGAAATTAATTTATTTTCATTTAACTCGCATTCCATGGCTATTACTTTATTGATGTCTGCAATAAATGGCCGATATCCTATAATTGAAAAGCATGTTTTATGATCACCGCTCTTTAATACCGATAAGCATATACTTCCATCTCCATCAAATACTCCACGAATAAAATGACGATATAATAATTTGGAGATGAAGTAAGGAAACGTGACTTGAAAAGTTTTCGCTTGCCCACAACCATGTTTCGCCAAACTGTCAGAAAGTTTTTTATTACTTACATATAACTCACAATAAGAGTAGTTACCATTTCTGGTGCCATACCACAATGGTCGGTCTTGGTTTGGATATAATATATTTCTAAATTTTATTAAAAGCTCTTCGTCTTGTATGGAAAGTCTAATTTTAATTTCATGTTTTTTGACATTATTGTATCCGTCGGCATATAAAAATCCTAGAAAATATGCCTTTTCTTCTGTATCTATGTCATCAAAATAATCTTCATTAATTTCCCATTTACATCTTGACATACCATCACCTCCAATCATTTTGTATGGTTTAATGTGCTGCCAAATCAGCTTCGTGTAATAAATCTACCTGCTTTTTAAGAAACGGAGGTAGATTGTTATAATATTTGGTGTTCATATAAGGGTCCATATGTGTACTAATAAGCCACGCGATATGTGGAGTAATATGCTCAAAACCATAAGATAAGTAAGCCCCTACGCACTGATGCTGGTAAAAATGCGCGTGTTCACAAGGATTGCCTTTACTATCCACAAAAGCTTTAACATATGGTTTGCCTATGTCATGCCACAATGCGGCCATACACACATCCGAGTCAGTAGAATGACAACATACTTCTTCATATGCTTCTTGACAATGATCATAAACACAAAGAGTATGATGTGGATTATCGTGTGGGATGCACATAGCAAACGTTGTGGCGCCGTAATACTTGGTAGTGCTAAAATTTGTGGGTTTGATTATCTTAATCTCATCAATACCCTCATCATAATAAGGTGCCTGAAACCTCTTAAGCATTTTATCAATCACTTCCTTGCCAACAGTTCTATCCCTCATCTTGTCACGCTGAATGCATTCTTCGATAGGTGCCCAAATCACATAACATTCGATCTTAGCGAACTTTGGACAGACCCCAATAATACCCCATCTATCCTTGCGAGTTATATTTGTTGCATCATAAATCACATCCTGTCCATTATTTAGAGCCTCAATTGCTCTCTTCTGCATCAAAGAAAACACATCAGCCGGATTGCCCTGTGTGGATTCGTCGCCATAGAGTTCGGCACGAATTGCATCAGAACTAAGATGAATTGTGTTGGGTTGAAGTGTAATATAATTTTTAGCATAGTGGGATTTGCCGGCGCCCGGAATTCCACATAACAAAATTAACTTCGGTCTATTCATTTGTTAATCTCCAATTCTTTTGTTATACCAATTTTAATAGTGTTATATGTTACTTCTTCAAAAAGTTTATATATAGTTTCATCTACGGTATTATCGCAAGTCTTCAGATAACTCTCATACATCTCCTGAATAAAGTCCATTGAGCCTTTGCCATATCGTCTCGCATCCTCAAGATTGTATTTGCCCTTCTTGACATCAACAAGCCACTCGGGTTCAACGGAGATTAAGCAACACTCGAAAGACTCTCCATTTATCCATCTATACATAAACTCTTTGATTCTAAAGAGATGGTGCAGTTGTTTGCAATCATAGCCCCATTTTTCAATGACATGCATTCTAGAGGGATACTTATGTTCGAGAGCATGATACTTCTCACTTGCAATTCCTTTCATTGATTTAATAAGGGAAGGCAAATTCATTTTTACGATAGAATCTCTTGCCTTAACAAGCTTATTCCATTCCTCTTCATAGATAGGGTTGATAATATAATATTTCGTATAGAGAATTTCAAGGAAGTTGAGATTAGATTTTCTGAAGGTTTCCAACATCACTCTAATATCTTTAAAGTCAATGTGTTCATCATTCTCTCTTACATAGGTAGTGCTAGCCATCTTGCTTTCTGCAAGTTCTTTAAGAGACGGTGCCAATACGCATTTGGTATCAACGTCTGAGCCTTCATAATCGAGACAATAGTTGCCAGACCCTTGGTAGTACACACCTATAATTCTATGTTCAGGATACTGTGTGAGAGCATCGTTGTAATGCTCCCACATTTTATTCATTATCCATTCATCGGTATGAAAATTCATTTTACTCTCCTCAATTTCCAATCTCAATAAGATACTTAATTGTCATCTGCTCTTCCTTATAAACAACAATTTCATCGTTTCTTAGCATACCTCTGTCGGCGTGTGCGTGTAGGCAATTTGCCCCAGACTTAAACTGCTGAAGTTTGTTATAATCAAGGTTATAGTACTTGCTATCAAAATTGTACACGTCATAAGGCGTTCCATAGGCTACATCGAAAATTGCCATATAAGCAGTGTTGTTACCGCCGTGAGCCCAATAAGAACCAGAAAGTGAGGTATAACCAATGCTCTTTGCGCACTTGGGAGCATAATATACCCCGTATCCAAACATCTTTCCGGTGATGACGGCATTAGTAGGTCTAAGCACCAAGCCGGTCTTCATAATGGACCAGAAGTTTTCCGATCTACTACCGTGGAACAGCAACCTCGTATCCTTAATACCATTCTCCTTAACAAACTTGTCGAAACGTTCTTGCGTCTTCAGATTGGTAACTCTCCAAGCCTTTCTAAACTTATCAGCAGAATCATTCATTAATGTTTTAATGAGTGCAACATCATCTCTAGTAGTCTCTTCCATTACAAGGCCGAGTTCCTCAAGAATAGTCTGTTGCTTCTTTTCGGTCATGACTGTGGGTTCAATCTCCGGCTTCACATAAATCTGTCCACGCATTACATCAAGAAGATCCTGCTCTTTGGTGATGATTTTCGCAAAGTCATCGGGTTTATTTGCTAAGTAATCTCGCACATCGCCCATCTTTCGAGGAATAACTGTAAACAACCTAAGCAGATTCGCGTTGAACTCATCAGTGGTAGAGCTATTATTGGCAAGTTCATCAATGATTTTCTGTGCCGCATCAACCATATCCTGGGTAACGGCAGATGCCTTGACTGTATAGTTCTTACGAATTGTATCACGAGCGAGACTCTGTAACTTTTCAACAATCAGTCTTACGGCTTCATTCTCAATTTCTCTATAGGGACTTTCGGGATTGGTAGAGGAAATCTCCTCCACCAAATCCTTCTTGAGGTCGGTTACATCCTGGTATCCCTTCTTTAACTTGCTATTAATCTGCGAATTCTACTTAGACATAGGATAATACGCCGTCGTCTTGGTTGCGTCTACTCTACCATACTCAACACGGAACTGGTCGCCTTCTGGAAAACAGTTATAATATTTATTGTTATTTGCCGTTGTAACCATAATGAGATAAGTAGGTCTAACTTCCATATCTTTCTCCTATCAAATCTCACAAATCAAAATCTCGACATCCGTATTCTCAAATACATCACAGATGATATCGTAGACCTGTTCCCACGTTAATCTGTCAAGACCGCAACCTATCTTGGGCATTGCGAGTTTAGTAGTTGAGTTGAAATCCATTATATCTTTCATAGTTACAAGTGCTTCACGTACTGAATCATATGTCGGCTTATGATAACACTTATTCTTGGTTACAAGATTAAAAACATTATCAATCAAAAGCGCATCTCCGCCCACGTAAGAATACATATCATACTCTCTGAAGAGTTTAAATCTCATATTATAGATTTCATCAAATGTCTTTGCTATGCCAGCACCGAGTGCGAAGTCTGCGCTGATGCAATGTGCGAGGTAATAGCCCTGAGGCACCGTAAATAAATCTCTCTTTTCAATAGTAATAGTCATAATTCAATCTCCTTTATATAAATAAATTTTCATCATTCTGTATCGTTTTCAACCGACTCTGCTTCCTCGATATCAGGAGCCTCAGCCTCCACCTTAACAATTCCTTCAAGGGCTTTAAAGAACCAATTCTTATGCTTATAAGCACAGAACTTAGGACGATTTATGATACGAACTACCACACCCTCGCGAATATGAGTCTTGCCTATAGGGTCGGGTCCATCATAGTACTTTTCTGCTCTTGCCATAACATACTCACCAGGTTTCTTATTCTTTGCTGGAATTGTAAACTTGTCAAACACAGGCACACACTTAACACCCATCTGTTCACAACGATAACGCATAAAGTCAGGAGTGTATTCTACTATGAAGCCATCTTCGTTGGTCATAGTCATACGATATACATAGATGTCAGACTGAGGAAGAGTGTCTGCGAGTTGAAGCTCACCATTTTCATTGACATAATCGGCGGGTGTTTCATCCACACAAGGCACACATCCATAAGAGAATACCGTTGTCTCTCCATACTTCTTTACAAAGTCCTTATCGTTGAGCTTCTTGTTATCACCGCTCGCCATAATAGGAGTACCAGTATGAGTGAAACCAACTACTTCATAGAAAATTTCCTCGCCCTTATTTAACTTGCCCTCAAAGAACTTTGAATGTGCTTCACGGAATTCGTTACTTCCGTAATATCCACCTTCAAAATTCTCAAGCACTGTACGACGAGTGCCAGATACATAGCCCCAATCATAGATGGGCTTGCCTTCCTTGCGAGTGATTTTGTCCCATAGGGTTTTCTTGTAGCTCTTGAGTACGGGAAAATCGCCGGTTCTCTGACTCGTTCCGTGCATCTTGAGTGTAATCTCAATCTCGTCGCCAGGCTTAAAAGCAGCAAGATTATACGCAAGTTGTTCGGTATCTGCGTGCTCCGCAAACAAGGGTGCTACAGGAACTTTCTTCTTGCGAGTCTTGTTGCCCTCTGAATAATGTCCTCTTCTATTCTGGGTACGAGGTACATACTTACAGCAAATCTCATGTCCATTGAAGTTGTCAATTCTGTCACCCTCACGAAGAGTTGTAATATCTCCGAAAGACTCAAGTGACTTAAGGGGAAGAAAGAGTCCATCTGACTTCTCTCCACGCAGTTTGATAGCAGTCACATTTCTCTTGTCTGGGTCCATATAACCACCGATGTTATTGCCGTTCTCATCCTTCTTACGAAGCAGGTTGTTGGCCTCGGCAAACTCCACAGACAACTGCCCGTCTGAGGGGAAATATACGCCGAGCTGATTATCCTCGTATTCCATTGATACGATTACGGCATTTCCGAAGCACTCTCCAATCTGAAGTCTATCAGCATTAGGGTGCTTGTGCATATTCTTAATCCTTGTAATATAAGCGTTATACATTTTTCTCCATCTCCTTTGCTCTTACAATTGCCTCAGCCATTTCCTGAATACGCTTCTCTCTTTCCATGGCACGCTTCTTCTCCCAGTGCTTCTGCAACTTCTTGCGATTCTTTTCGGCGGCAATTCTCTTCTTTTCCTCTTCCTTGGCTTTCTTCTTCTTGTCTGCCTCTGCCTTGTTGTAAATATCCGTAGCATAAGAAAGTAGCTTACCAAGAATAGCGGTACCTTCCTTACCAATCATCTCTTTTACGATACATCTGAGGAGACCGTCTTCAAGAGAAAATGCGTCACCCTTCTGTGCGGTAGACTTCTGAACGTCTCCATTCACGAATGTTACCTTAACCGTATTTTTATTAAATACTTCAACCGATTTAATAGCAGGAATGAGATCTTTGCTATCGGTAAAGAATCCGTCCTTATAGAACCTAGCAACAACTCTTTTCTTAATTTCAAGAGAAGAACGCTGCTCTGTCCTAACCTCTGGTTTCTTTGTAGCCTCATTTATGGCAGATGTTACGTAGTCAGATGTGACAACAGTGCCACATATGTTATCAATTGTAGAATAGACTGAATTACTACAAGTAATAGCCGAACTGCCATCGTAGGTAAGAGTTGCATTCCCGTCTTTGTCTGTTTTCACAATCATAATAATTTCTCCCTTTTCTTTTAAAATTTATTTTAAGCATTATTAAATGAAACCATAATAATATGACTATCTATTTTCGTTGTCTGTTCAAAATTTCCTAAACAAATAATTTCAAGATTAGAGCTTCTTAAATAATAAGGAATGTCTTTGAAGTAATGTTTGCCCTCGTAAATGTCGTCACAGACATATTCATACATATATTCGAGAGCCGTAGGAATATTTTCTGCGACAATAACAAACCCTTTATAACAATCGTAATCATAATCCTTAACCGTAATCTTAAAAAGTTTCATATCGTCTCCTAATCATTTTGTTTTGTTATATCCATCAATAATTTCGTCAAGCGTCCGGGGCGTATAATCCATATACGGAATCATTGCTCCGCAATTATACATTTCACAGGGCTTCGTATAAAGCTCTTCGAACAGATACTTATTATGCTCCATCATATTCCACTCAAATGAAGTATGAACATGACCATATAAGTGATACCAGCCATAGAAGTGGTTTCTGTAACAAGGTATAGGATAGTGACAAAGCACTACTTTTCTGCCGTTATCATCAATCACCTTATACTCTTTGACATCTGCAAAATATCGGCGAGTTTTATTTGGTGCAATATCATGATTGCCTTGGATTAAAGTTTTCTGCCCATTAAGCCTTGAAAGTATTTCAAGCCATCTATCTTCTTTCTTCCAACAAAAATCACCAAGTATATAAACGTGGTCTTCATTGGTTACGGCATTATTCCAATTTTCAATCATCTTTTCATTCATTTCGTCCACATCTTTAAAGGGACGAGCGTCAAAATGAAGACAATTAGCATGGTCAAAATGCAAATCTGCAATATAAAAATTCTTGCCCATCTTAAACTCCTTTCTTTATTAATCTTAATCACCGAGCGTCATCGGTGTATAACAATTTTCACAAATTCGTTCGCCATTCGCAAGTTCAATGTGATCGCCGTAAATCCATTCGCTACAACAACCACAACGATATGTTTTTACATAATCACCTTTACAAACAGGACATCCACTAACCGTTTCCGAACACGGTATGCCCCAAAATTCACCTCGGTCTTCTTGCCACACAGCAATTTCATCCTCTTCAAACAATGCACCACAATCTAAACATACAAGCATTCACTTCCCTCCAATCATTTTGTTGTGTCTATATTATATATCCAAACTTCCTCAATGTCAATACATTTATGTAAATGTTTACATTTTATTAACAAATAAAGGCATAGCCAAAGCTACACCCTATAATTTCTTTGTGTAAGTTAAGCAGATCCATCCGGCACCACTCAACAATTTGCCCCAAACATCATTGCCAACAACCTTTTCTTCTATTATTGTATAAACTTCATTCATCTTGACAGTTGTTACAATATTATGATTTGTTCCAGCACCCTTTCTAACATTTAGCACATCAGTTGTCACTCTTACTAAATATCTTGCTTGCATACTTAAGAATGACTCTACTAACTTTCTAAAGTCGCCCATAGTCTTCCCGTGCTTCTTGAACCAATGTTCTGGATCTGCGTGATTAGATGCATAACCTTTTCTGTATGCCTCGCAGTGCCCTACAATTGTCGCTGGATGAAGATTGAACTGTTTGCAAAGCATAGCACAGTATTCGGCAGCAGTGCTAAATACGGCATTAAAATAAGCCTCATTTGTTAAATCATCCTCGCATAATTCAATCTGAATATGTCCAGTTGGATTGTAGTTGTAACTTCCGTGTTTTCCCCTACCACATCCCCAACAAGCGTAATTATAAGGTAGAATGTTTGCCACTCTTACCTTGTTATACTTATCGTAGCCAATGAAACTATGTACACACTGCTCGCCAATTTTGTTTGATGGATTGTTCCAATGGTTGTTGTACCAATTCTTGCCGCATTCAGATGGACAATCTACGTATCTTTTTAAGTTTGGATTGTTTGCTCCAGTGCTATGTAATACAATTCCTACTGGAGTCATTGGTTGTTTAATAACATAACAATCATTTTTGGTAGCATAAGCTGTAATAATATTCATAAAAAAATCACTCCTCGTATAATCATCAATTCCATTATACAAGGAGCAATCTTATTTGTCAATCATTTTGTATTGTTATTATACCATTGCATAAATTCTGTGCCGAATTTTGTAGCATCTCTCTCATACCATACAGCATCATATTCAGGTAGATCATCCGAGTTTACAACTCCATTGTCAACAACCCATCGTCTACACCAGTAACGAATTGCCGAAGGAATTGCAACAACGAAAGGCATAAATGGACCAAGCAGACAGTTCTGAATGGCATGTCCAACTTCGTGGTTTTTAGTGTGCTCCGAAGGATTTCGACTTGTTACAAAGATTGGTCCAAGGTTTACGCCGCCCCAATCTTCTCCAATTTCGAAATAATAACAGTATCCCCATTTCTTAGGTTTATATCCCATTGCAAGTAAGACACCTGCCGCAATAAACCCAATCAAGGTCATTATACATCCCCAAGTGCAAGACAAGAAGTAAAATACAAATTTATTTCGTATCATAATCAATCTCCTTATTAACCGAGTGCTTTAAACTGTCTTTCAAGCTTTTTAATTATCGGATAATTATCCTTACCTCTTGATCTAAGACGGTCAATTCTGTTTTGAATTGCAAGTTTCTTGAATTCAGTGTTCATAAGTTTTCTCTCTTTTATAAAAAAATAATGGTCGGGATGAGGTGAGTCGAACACCCTGCATCTAGTTCCCAAAACTAGTGCCTTGACCGATAGGCTACATCCCGATTTGGCGGCGAACCAGGGACTCGAACCCTGAAGGGCTTTCACACCCACGGCAGTTTTCAGGACTGCTGTCTTACCAATTAGACTAATTCGCCGTATATAGGCAGTGTGCTACCACTACACTACCGGGCCAATGCATATACATCAACCCAGACCGGAATCGAACCGGTGTTACTGCCTGTGGTGCCCCGAGCGGGAATTGAACCCGCGACCCACAGATTATGGTGGTTGAAGCAAGCTTCGAACTTGCGTCCCTCCCCTGCCTTCTCGGCTACCAGGGAGACTCTATCCAGTTGAGTTATTCAACCAAAGTCTGTTGCTCTACCATCTGAGCTACCGGAGCATATATTAAATAACACTTCCTCCCATCACCAGATTCCGCTTTATGATGGGCCATTTTATGACTGCTTACGGGTCGTAACTTCTCTGAGCGGTTACGGGCGACTTATCACGAGTTCATTAGGACTTCTACCTTACGGTAATTCTCGACTTAGGTCATCTCTGGCACTCTTCTATCTATTTTCATAGACCTGATATCAGGCGTGTTATTTTATAACAAAGAATAATATACTTTATCCACAAGTAGACCAAACGGGGTCTTTCTTGTATGCAATGTCACTTTCCGTAAAGTAAACATTGGTCTTATCAATAATCTTCTTGGCACCAAACTCTTCTGCATGATCGTGGAAAGCACGGGCCTTGCCATACTTGTTCATACAGTCTCTGAAAGCCTTGTCAGACTCGCCAAGAATATAAACCTCTTCATAAGAACAAATCGGAATAGGAATGATGGGGGCAAGGAAAGTCTGTCTTAAGCCAAGCCAATATTCCATATTCTTTTCTCCCCAATCAAAATTAGCCTCCTTACCATAGAAGAGTCTTGTGCAATCCCAATAGGGGCAGCTTTCAGAACCAGCCGCCATAGGCTCTATCCACTTATCAATCTGTTTGTCGTGACCTACAATAATCTCACCGAGATGATTGGGCGAACCTAAAGTACCCTCGATCTTAGACTGTCTTTTAGCTTCTTTACGCGCCTTAAATACTTCGAGGCAGTTGCCAATATCTCTCAAGCCTAAAACTCGCTTGAATGCCCAATTAAATAACATTTGCTTATTCATTTTCTCAAACCTCTTTCATAATATTTTAATTCTTTTATTTTTTGGCAGGAGAGCAGGGATTCGAACCCCGATTGACCGTTTTGGAGACGGTGAGCCTACCGTTGACAGACTCTCCTATATGGCAGAGGTAGTATGATTCGAACATACGAATGAGGGAGTCAAAGTCCCTTGCCTTACCGCTTGGCTATACCCCTATAATTTGGCGGAGAGGGTGAGATTCGAACTCACGAGCCCCCTTGAGGGCTGCCGCGTTAGCAGTGCGGTGCATTTAACCATGCTCTGCCACCTCTCCATATTAAATGCAGCCTTACCCTAACTGCCACTGGTAATCGTTATCCCAACCTTCTTTCGAAGTTGCCAGTCCCTTCAAGTGTTTGCTTTACCATCAACCGCAGATTCCATCACACTCGGCCCTTCAATCAGATGCACAATGATAAAGCGATGATTTGCAAATCATTTTTGCCCTTGTCGGGCTAAACTTGTGGCTGGACTTACACCTCTACAAGATGCCCTTCCACTACGCATATAAACCCCTCACTTTCTTTGATGGTGGAGGAAACCACATTTTGTAGTCAATTCACAAAATGGCTTTACCGAGTTTCACGGTCTTTTTAGATGAAGCGTCCTGCAGTCGTTACCTGCCACTTGGAGTCCCTTCAACCTGTCAATAGGATATTCGTATCATTCGGATTTCCCGACTTTTTTCGAATAGTAGTATGTTATAACTACACGCCATTACTAAGCCTTTCGATGCTTCCCGAGTACAGCCCAGCGAAGACGCACTCGTTATGAATTTGAAGACCTCATCCGTATCGTGTTTGCAACCACTACACAGGAAAAACTAATATCGTACTCATTATTTCAGAGCATTGATATTCTCAAAAGCCTTAGCCTTCTCGACTTTTATCCCACATGTGCTACCACCTTGTTTTATGACTACAAGGAAAACAATAATATGACTGGCTCACCCGCAAAAACAGTCTGGATAAAATGCTCTCTGGTGATGATTGTAGCTCCACCTAAACTCCACAGTCTTTCACTTTATCACTATGCCCTTCACTACAAATCGGCGGGTTTTTAAAACGGAAACGCCATTGCTGACGAAACCTCAACTCAACCCACACTACTACAAGCCTAATCACTTGGCGCGAATTGAAGCCCTCAGTGAGTTTACACTTACATTGCCACGCGAGAAAGGATGGGTGAGTAATGGTAGTTTTCTTTCGGCTTTCACCTATCGTAGAATTGGCTCACTATCAACCGTTTGTGCTTCTCCCTAACCCCTTCACTCCCTACGCCGAGCAAAGGTCTTCATCGGATTCGATACCGCCTCAAGAATGCGATAACATGGACCGGTCTACCAGTCGTGCAGATTTGCTCCCATTCACCAGAGAAGACTTCTCCCTTTTTCTGTTGTGTAACCAACGCTCCGTCCCTTACATACGGAATTAAAGAGGGTGAATTGTGATACTTACCTACCCGCAGGATAATGTAAGTTGTTCGTTAATCCTTGCAGTAGAAACCCCTCAACATTCATTGAGTACCGATTTACCACATACCTACTTCTACTGGATTGGATCAACCTTTAAATCACTCGCTTGATTAGGTGCAAGCGAACACCAATTATGGCAGGTTGACAACCTCTCTGCCACGAGGTTTACTTAGTTAGGTGGAGTTTCCTCCGCAATAAAATTAATCATAATTCAATCTCCTTTCCTAAGTAGATTTGCAAGCCTACGCACATCCTCGCTTGCCTTCTATCCTACCGAGCCTCAGTTTACTGCAGACACCGAGGTGATCCTGTGCGTTTCCGACGGTTAAGGATAACCGCTTTGTCACCGTTTGTCTTACACGGGCAGAAATTTGTCCGAGAATACCAATATCAGTTTAAAATATGTAGTCCAGAACCAAATGTACTATGAAGTAACTGATAAAACCGCATCGGAACAATATTATATTTTCGAGGATATTTTATAGAGTAAACAAATATGCATAATATAAGGGAGTTATATAATTCAAACTTATCATTAATTTCTATGAAGTAACTCTATAATCTGCATCGAAAATAGTTTTTTCATTTGAATTTACGAGAATAAATGTAACAGTACATTATAACGTTGCGCTACCAACTGCGCCACCTCCCGTTATAGTCGGGAGGGTAGGACTCGAACCTACGACACACGGCACCCAAAGCAAGAAGTAACTGTTACGACTGCATCGTAAATATGGTATAAGAATTATGAGAATAACTAGATTAGTAATTTTAGCGCTCTACCTGCTGAGCTACAACCCAATTGGGTAGGTTGGATTCGAACCAACGACCTCTCGGTTAACAGCCGAAGTAACTAATCTAACTGCATCATAATTAATATCTGTGTAATTTGTGAGAATATCGACAATAGTATAAAGGCACCTTTGCCTATAACAAATGGACGTTATAAAAAGAATTGAACTTTTCGAAGTAACTATCATCACTGCATCACAAATAGTTTATGCTATTAAATTTCTGAGAGTATCGAAATGAGTTTATGTAAACTAATTGGAAGTTAGTAGGTATTTTGATTAGAAGTCAAAGCCTGAAGTAACTCATTTCACTGCATCAGAAATGTAGTCCAAGGAAGAAATGCTTGAGAAAAACGACAATGCTAAAGTACGGACTCGAACCGCTATATCAGTTTTCAAGACTAATTTTCAACCAGATGAAGTAAGCATTAATCACTGCATCAAGCATTTATATTAAAATTAATTATTTGAATCAATTGCGTTCCACTGGTCAATCATCGCCTTAGCGAATACGGCTTCTTTACCAGTCCATCCGTACATTATGTTGGTACGATACGCATATTCGGGTAGAACCGCGTTGTCATAACCTGCAGTCTGCACAGAGAACACATTCACTTTAGGATTAACCTTCTTACGGTACTCCTGTACGAGCTTGAACACATTGATATAAGAGCCATCTACAAACCAACCACGTCCACAGCCATATCCACGATTCTGATATTCCGTCTTATGTCTGTCGGTGCCATAGAGACCACCGTGACCAGCCTGCTGATCGGAATAAATAAAGATATTATCCCAGTGTTCCTTGTTGGCAATGGCGTCTCTGAAGAACTCCCAAATACCACCCTCGGTAGCACCACCTACATCACTATATCTATTTCTGGTAATCTCCTGTGCCTGAGAGAGAACGCCCTTACGCTTACTGATAGGACTTACGATAAGCTTGTCGCCAAACTTGCCTACATATCCTTCGTCAGAACAAGCAGCAGTAATTACAGAAGAAAGATTATCAATGTCTGCCACAGTAACAGTGCCATACTCAGAATTAAGAGCACCCCAAGCCGAACCAGAATTATCTGACAAGCACATAGTCTTGCCGGAAAGCTTAGGATAATTTTCAAGTGAAATATCCATGCACTCCTCAAGAGCATCAATAATTAAAGGCTGATGATTGCATTTGCTCGTTCTAATAGCTTGAATAGCAGAGTAATAACGGAACGGAAACTGCTTGCCGTCAACTACACCACTCTTAAGCTTCTCAAGATACTTCTTGCAAAACTCACTATCCTCTATTTCGGTAAACACTCCTCTGATGTTGCGGAGAAGTGCCATATGACCCATATCAACGGTGTCGAAAATTTCCTTCCAAGACTTGCCCTCGGAACGAAGGTTTTCCCAAGTCTTCTCGTCTTCTTTAACTTCGACGGTGCCGGTAGTCATAAGTTCATCAATAACCTTAGAGTTAGCGTGGCAGAGACGAACTCCGTTAATCATACCAATCTCGTGATTCTTATACTTAGCAACCTTATAACGAGAGAGTTTACTAAGGTTCTTTGCCCAAGAACGCTTGATAATAGAAGGGATGTTGTTCTTCTTACCCTTATTAAGATACAGATAATAAGCCATCTGAGACATAGGTTCATCTGCTCTCTTCATAACTTGCTGATTATACTCATCAAATTTACCAGGATTATCGTCGGTCCATTCTTTACGCTTAGGATGAGTAGCAGCTCTTACCATAATAACCTGAGGGTTAAGTCTCATCATATAGTCACTACGAAGAGTCGTTGCCCACTCAAGAGTTGCACCAAAATCATAATCAAGTGCCGCGTCGATGGATTCTTCCATAATAGTTTCAGTATCTTTGCCTTCATAACACTTAGGAATAACACTAAACTCTTTAACAAGGGCATCAACAACATATGCCTTTCTCGACTTAGATCCTCTGTAATACGACGGCTCTCCAAAGATTGAAGACGCACTAATCATCTTAAGAGTATCAAGAGGATTAATCTTATAGGAATCTCCTCCCATAAAGTTAGTGACCGTTTCGTCAAGTCTAAGATTGTTTCTCTGATTCATTTCAGAGACTGCTTTAGAAATCTTGCTCATTTGTTTTCTCCTTATATAAAATTATTACTGTAGCAATTTTTCGAAGTTGGTAATAATCTTCTCGTTGCCTACCTTTAGTTCATCCAAAGAAGAATTTGTGCTTTGAATGGCAGCAATCATTGCATCATTCTTAGATCTCTCATCGTCTATGGCTTTGTTGGTGTTCTTAAGCCCCTCAATAGTCGTAAGAACGAGGCTGATGGCATTCTTGGATTTCTCGGTGAGTACCTGTAAGGTTGTCTTTTTCATTTGTTTTCTTCTCCTTTAATCATTTTGTTTTGTTAGTGGAGCGGGATAAGGGATTCGAACCCTCACTACCAGTTCGGAGGACTGGGGTGCTAGCCGTTACACTAATCCCGCATTCGATGAGCAATCTTTAAAACCTACTGCAATAGGAAACTCAACTGCTCGGAGTTTTTGGATGAAAGGAGGTGTTTTCGTGATAACAAATCACATATTTCTAAGTCTCATAAAGGGTGGTGCGGGAAACCGGGGTCGAACCGGCACGGGCATAATGCCCACGGGATTTTCTTCCCACTCTATGTCGCCATAGCCGATTTCTCGTTGTGGGCTGGACTATGTCTTAACCATATCTTGCGACTTAGGTTGACTCCGTATAGTCTCTACGCATTTTATCAATAAACAATCTACTAATTAGGAAGGAATTGCACTTGCCATCCTTTGCAGTTTCACTCTGCCTATAGCCGACTTACCGTTATTGACGTTATAGATTGTTTATTTAATTTAGTACGGCGTTCTCAGAATCTTCGCCGTTTAGAAGCCATTCACTCAAGAGGTTTCCCTCCTGGTGCTCCTGCATAAGATGTACTATGTTGTACTTAAAAATAAGCTCCCTTGCTCGGCGATAATTATCGCCTTTTGGAGTTAGCCCTAACCTTCTCAGAGCTTGTCTGATATTAGGACTGTTCCTCAATACCTCCGCAAAATCATCGTCCGACACCTTAACAACCCCATTGTTGATGTTCTTGCCACGATAATTTTTTGTAAGAGCATGACAGTTTGGACATAATAATTTCAAATTTTCCATTTCATTATTCAAAGAATCACCATCTTCGTGATGTACTTCCAATGGTATTGGTTGATTCAACCACTCTTCTTTGTTACATCGTTCGCAGCGATGTCCTCTAACATAAGACAAAGCTGCTACAGCCTGAGATGTTTTAATTACAACTCCTTGACGAAATCGTGTGTAATCAAAATTGTTTTTATTCCAGGCCTGGTTTTTAAAGTGAGACACATCTAGATCAAGCTCTTCAATCATAGATTTAAGAGTAGTCAAACAACTGCCACTCGTTGTTAAATATCCCAACTTCTCTGCCAGCGATGCAAATCCGTCACTGTCTTGTACAAACTTTTCAATCTCTTGCCGAGTAAAATTTCTCCACTTTGCTATCTTCATAATACCCTCTCCAATATAAATTGAAGAGTAATTTTTCAGGTATCTTTTGTGGAATCTTTTAGAGAAAAATCACCTTCTGATAAAGTCCCGGGCGTCTGCCTATTCCGCCATTCCCGCATATGGTGCACCAAAAAGGACTTGAACCTTCACGTCGATGACACTAGATCCTAAGTCTAGCGCGTCTGCCAATTCCGCCATTGGTGCATATCGTTGCTCGTCTAGTTCCGAGCCGCCAACACAATCATTTTGTCTTGTGTACTTATTATAGCACAAACTTTTCAGTTTGTCAAGTGGTTGTTGTTATCGTTTACAATTTGTTTACAAATTAAGGATTTCTAGTATCGAGGATTAAAGAATCGCCACCCATAATACCAGGGAGCTCACCATTCCACTGCTCATACTTAATCTTATCAAGAAGCTCAGGTGTCAAAGATTCTGCGATCTTCTTGTTTGCCTCTGCTTTTGCTTCAGCCTCAATACGAATTGCCTCTGCCTCAGCCTCAGCAGCTACAAGAATCTTTTCTGCCTCGATGCGTGTGACTTCCTTCTCAGCTTCTGCTTTAGTAAGTGCAACTTCCTTGTCTTTCTCTGCCTGCATAAGTGCTACTTGCTTATCCTTTTCTGCCTGAATAAGTGCAGTCTTCGCTTCAATCTCTGCAAGCTCAAGTTCCTGCTGTGCGGTTACCTTCTTCTGAATGGCAGCCGCAGTCTCATCATCTACAGATATATTGGTAAAGTTTACAGTGTCAATAATAATACCGTAGGGCTCAAACTTCTCTCGCAGATATACATCGAGCTCGGCGTTGATTTGAGTTCTCTTATCTCCGAAAATATCAGTTACTGGATGATTAGCAGATACTTCTTGAGTCCAAGCAACAATCTTAGGCTTAATGAAAGAAGTTTTAACCTCCTCGCCCGACATTCCCTTAAATAGAACAAAGGTTTCTGCCACTCTTTCTGCATCAAACTTATACGAGAATTCAAGATCGACCTTTACCGTTTTACCATCTGATGTCGGGATATTGAAACTCTCATCAGTGGGAGAATCTCCCTTGTCTGCTGCGGTCAAATATGACTGCTCAATACCGATAGAATAAGTGGTAACCTTCTTAGTGGGTGAAACTATATGCCAACCCTGAGTGAGGATTTCTCCGTCAACGCCGCCGTCCATATTGTATACAACACCAACATAACCTGCGGGCACTCTAGCAAGACACAGAAGTCCGCAAATTAGCACTCCCAAAATAATTACTGCTAAAATAATGCCACCAAGCATTCCCTTGTTTATTGTCTTTTTCATTTTAATTCTTCTCCTTTGTTTTCGTTTTTATTTTCTTCTTCGGTCATTACTCTTTTCGCGTCATCTACTAATCGTTTTCCAACTGACCCAATGGGTTTGAATAAAAACGACAACAACAACCATAATAACGCTCCAGCAGCAAACAAACCAATAAAAAATACCGGATTCATTTTTTTGTTCTCCTTAATCATCGTGTTGTGTATTAATTATATCATAATCATTTTGTTTTGTCAAGTACTTTTTGAAATCGTTTACATTTTGTTTACAAATTCCTTAAAATCGTCATAATTGCCATCTCCGGCAACGCACAAGAACTTCTCATTAAGGTTCAGTGCAAGCACGCCAAGGATGCTCTTACCATCTACTGAGTAATTTCCCTGAAACAATTTTACCTCTGATGGATGCTTCTGTGCGACTTCGAGGAAATCATAGATGTCCGATATAAAAGTCAATTTAATATCCATTCGTTTTCTCCTTCGTCTTATTGCTCTTATATTATAGCACAATCATTCTGTATTGTCAATAGGGTTTTGAAACTGTTTACATTTTATTTACAATTAACGATATTTAATTATATAACTTCAATTTGACACATTTTCATAGCTTCAAGAGCGTTCTTGTGACTCTCGGGCGTAACACCGGCACAACAAGAACTGTCTATGATGATAGGAGTCTCGGGGAAGTGTGCCTTAAGCATCATTGCGTTACTAATAACGCAGATGTCCGTGCATAAGCCGACAAGTTCTATACTATCAATTCGGTTGCGAAAATTACTGTGGATATATGTAGGAAGCCATGTGCTACCAAATGTAGGCTTATCAACTACCGTACAACCCTGTCTATAAAGACCGGCTGCAATTTCCCAACCGTGTGTGCCATTAATGCAATGAGGTACGGGCAACTTTTTACCTTCCTGAGTTTCAAGATAGTTATCATAATGGGTGTCTCTGGTATAAATTACCACATCAGAAGAAGAATTAGAATATTCTTCTATCTTATACTTTACATTAGGCACTATTGCCTGGGCTTCGGGAGTGCCAAGAGCATCCGAAATAAAATCATTCTGCATATCTACTACTACAAGTAACTTCATAATTAAATTCCTTCCTTTATTCTATAATCTACTGCGTTCTTAAGATATTCAAGATAACTGCCATCCTGACACATTGCTTTGCCAGGAGTATCGCTCAACTTTGCTACAGGATGGCCATTGACATACTGCAATTTAATGACAATATTAAGAGGATCTGCGTAAGTATCATTGCTAAGGAAAGTGCCGATACCAAAACTAACATTAATACGGTCTTTGAAATAGTCATTAATGCGCTGAGCACGGTCAAAATCAAGACCATCGCTAAACAAAAGTGTTTTTGTTTTGGGGTCAATACCAAGCTTCTCGTAATGAGCAATTATCTTGTCGCCCCACTCATAAGGGTCACCCGAGTCGTGCCTTACTCCCGTGTAGCAAAGTGCCTGAAGTTTATTGAAGTCACGAAGGAATAAGTCAGTGCCGAGAGTATCTGTAAGTGCTGTACCAAGATCACCCTGATATTCATCAAACCATTCCTCAAGAGCCATCTTATTGGTGTATGCGAGCTGAACTCCGGGAACGCCCTGGAACATTTGTACATATTCATGAGCATAAGTACCAATAGGCTTCACTCTATACTTCATCGCAAGATACACATTAGATGTACCAACACAATGTTCATCTCTGATGAGATCGCTTACAACATAATCCTGCCACTCACGACTCAAACGACGTCTGCAACCAAATTCTGCAAACTTAAAATCATACTCCTGTGAACGGAATCCATTCATCTTTGCCACAAGTTTCTCTTTTGCACTCTCTACAAGAGAAAAGCGATCATACTTCGTGCGAAAATAAACTTCATTAACTATTTCAAGGAGATAAATCTCAAACTGCATTACAGAGAAGAGCGGACCATCTACATAGAGAACCATACCACCAGAGGCGATATTCTCTTCGTCCTCGTAAAGATAGTAAGTATCTGCTTTGAAACAATGTACATAGCGACGGAGGGGTCTCCAAAGACGAAGAAACTCAACATAGTCTGGCTTGATAAAGCGGAGAGACTTGAGATAATCAAGCTCTTCATCGGTAAAAGTCAACGTGCAAAGATGATCTATTTGGGCATTGATTTCGTCTATCATTTCATCGGTAAATATGACACCCTCATTTCTACACTTGAATATATACACACCATTAAGATTAGTGTGTTTATGAAACATAACCTGATTCATTGAAAATTTGTACAAATCTGTATCTGTTAAATTCGTAATTATGGGACTAAGTTTCATCATTTCTTTTTACCTTCTTTCAAAGTTTCTTTTAATTCCTTAAATGTTTTATCTACGCCAACCGCCACAATATGTACAAGCCAATATTCTAACTTTTCTCGTGTTTCTAAATGGAACTGATTTTCATCATAATGTGTTCCATAATAGTCCAAAGCAGACTTATCTGTAAACTTGTCGCCCAAATAAATCATTGATGCCGCAACTCTATCACAGAGCATTTCGGCAAGATATTTCGGTGGCATATCAATAGCAGTAGTTTTGCCATCTCTACCGATATCCTGCCAGTACTCGGCATGGTGCTTGTTTCTGTTATGATGATGTATCCACGCTTTGCTATAACCATACTTTTCACGTTCTCCTATATGCGGAGACTTTGTGCCCGTATAGAACTTCACTCCGTTCCAAAACTCTGTAGGTGAATATTTGGATAGATCGTGTGTTAGTCCCTGCCAATAGAGTCCACACTTGAAGCAGAGTTTACGCACCATTGCTCGATGTCGATGGACGGTGCGAAGATGACCAAAGAATCGTTTAAATAAATTCATATCATTCTCCTTTTTTAAACATAGGCATAGGACAATATTTGTGACGAGTGGCCTTGTGTAGTCGTTCAATCTTCTTGATGGTATCCCAACTAGTCTTACAATCCTTACCATTAAGAAGATAATCGTCTTCTTCTTCGTAAGTAAAGCCAAGCTTCTCTTCATCTGATTTTCCACTCATACCATCTTCAGGTATTTTATATACCCACTCAGGCTTCAATACACCCTCATCTACATATTCCTGTCCAACAACAAGAAGCTCACGAACCGTGAGGTCGCCAATGGGAGAAAAATCACCAGCAGCATCGCCATATTTGGTGGAATAACCAACATAATCTTCGCTGCGGTTGCAAGTATTTACTACGCGGGAACCAGGGTAGAATGCGGCGACCGCATAAAGAGTGGTCATACGAAGGCGAGCCGGAGTATTTGTGGTAAACATATCGTTATTCCATACTGTTCCAAGTGGTTGTTCATCTTTTCTACAAATCGCATTAGCGACCTCCATTGAAAGAGCGTTGTAGGCGTTTCCTATATTGATATAGTGATGCTCAATGCCAAGTGCTTGACATATAGCAACAGAGTCCGCAAGGTCTATTTGACTTCCGTTAGGCATCATTATACCAACTACACGATCTGAACCAAGCGCTTCTACACAAAGTGCAGCAGTAATTGTACTGTCCTTGCCACCACTCATTCCTATTACGGCAACGCCATTATCATTGTCACGGAACTGGTCTCTTATAAACTCAACAATTTCACTTCTTATTGACATCTTTTATTACCTCTTTCATAAATTCTACTTTATCTCTTATTCCATATGGAATGTACATTCTTATTACCATTTCATCGCCGGCGAGTATACCTTCACGAATTTCTGTTGCCGAAATAGGTATTATTGTTCTCGGAACCTTTACAACAGAAACATCAAGGTTGTCATACCAATGAGCTCGCTCCTCTTCTTCTCCCTCATAAATAACATCGGGCATTTCTCCGGTTGCCGACCACACCTTGTCGAGTAAATAATCGCCCCAAGAAGCATCATTACTAGGATGTTCTCTATCCGGAATGGGAACAACGTGGAGGATATGATTTTTACGACTACAAAATGTCTCGACAATCCATCGACTTCTTGTGGCGAAGTCAAAGGGATTTCTCTGTGTACCACTCTCTTGGGCCGAGCCAACTCCTACGATCACTACTTCGCATTCATCAAACATCTTGCTGATTATGCTCGTGTGTCCAATGTGCAAAGGCTGGAAGCGACCGACATATAAACCACACTTATACTTCTTCATCTTTCTGCTCCTTCTCGGATAACTCTTTTTCAAGTTCTTTCTTTTCGTGCTGCCGTACTCTCTTGGAGGACAACCTACGATTAAACTTACTGCCCCACCAAAAAGGCATCCATCCGGTTTCTGATACCTTCTTCTTATCTTTGTTTTTCATTGATGCTCTCCAATCAATAATGAATCGAATTACGAATTCTACATGTTGCATCACTCACAAGGTGTTCAGATGCTTGATAATAATAACTTGTTAACGCACTGCCCAACTGCTGACACATCAACTCCACCAACACCTTAGGCATTAATTCAACTATAATTTTGCTCAATTCTTCATCTGTTATTTGACTGAAAATTTTATCAACAAGAGGAGATGTAAGGTTTCGTATTTCAAGAATCAATTCATCATTAACGTGACGTCGAGTTGCATCATTCAACTCACCAGTCCAACGATTAGCGACCAGATGAGATTCTACGCAATCTTCAACTTCGTCTTGGATTTTCCTATCAATTTTTGAATTAATGTCGTAGATTTTACTTAAATCCATCTCATTGATTTTTTCATGGATCTGCTGATTGATTGCGTCATAATCAATTTTATTGAGGTCTAATTCGATTTCAAGTTTCATTTTCATTCTCCAATCATTTTGTTTTGTACCTCTATTATACTCACATTTTTCCAATTGTCAACCACTTATTCCATTTGTTTACATTTTGTTTACAATTGCACTTAAAGTGCAACTCAAATGTGCAACTTTTGCACTTTAAAAAGATTATGAATATGCAATTATACCCCAAAGGGCGTTCCAATGGGGTACAATTTTGTCGTAAAAAGTGTATAGTTTTGGTGACGAGTTATTCAATAGTATAGGATGCGAGCCAAATATCTTCTCGGCTATAGTCTTGCACCCACTCTCCTTTTTCGTCTTTCTTCCACGCAGGCTTCTTTGTTGTACGGTAATTAATAATCATACCTGAGGCGACCGGATTATTCTCGTAGTCCTTCTTCTTCAACTTTACACTGACCGTCTGTCCATCATAGAGTCTATACAATGAAAGTTTGGGCGTGTATTTAGTGTTGATTTCAAGAATAATAGCTTTGGTAGGCTTGGTAGGATCTACAAGATCAATATAACCTAAAAATTCCTTCTGTGCCTCAATCTGAGCCATAACATCAAGCTCTTGGTTTGGCACCATATCACACAGCTCAGTAAGCATTGCCATCATACTCTCGGGCTCAAAACGATATTGCTTCTCGGTTTCTGAGTTAGCATACTTGGTTACGATATCAATCGGCAGACCGAGTTTCTCCTTTTTCAAAATTTTCTTTCCGTTGTATGTATCATAAAGTTCCGCTATTTTTAATAGCCTTAAACTGCCTCCAAACTCAGAAAAATAGTTTAATTTTATGAGTATGGAAAGCTGTTTGCTATTGCCCGGAAATACTGAAAGAAGGTCGGTGAAAGAATCAAAGTGTCTATCTTTCATTGCATAAAGTTGCTCTGCCATATCTGCGGATAAAAACTTTACGCTACTACAGCCTTTATATAACGAATGTGTTTCTTTATCAACCGTATAATTCGCACCCGAATGTCTAAACTTAATAGGATGTATTTTAATATTCTTAACTCTCGCCAATTCAGTACCATATCGAATATCATCCTCATTATTGGCGTTATTGAGATATGCTGCTATAAACTCCTCTGGATAATAATATCTCATATAAGCGCACAAATAACCAATCATACTGTATCCTGTGGAGTGGTTAAAGCCAAACTGATAATTACTTGAGTCTTCTATAATCTGTAAGAACTCTTTGGCCTCTTGTTCTGCTACATCTCTTGGCTTAGGTGACATCTTACAATAACCCTCAAGAATTTCTGGCATTGCCGCTTCAAGTCTATCCTTTTGCTTACGACCAATAGCACGACGCACATTATCTGCATCGCCACCTGACAGTCCGCAAATGTTCTGAAGAAATGCAATTGTATCCTCCTGGTAAATCAAAAATCCAAGATTATCTTTTAGCAATTCATCAATAATCTCTGATGGATTCTTATTTACTTCGTGGGCAAGTAGTCTATCTCTATAAGATGCTCCAGACGGACGTAGCGCGGCGTTTACCATACTCATATCATTTATCTTATGAGGAACGAACTCCTTTAGCATCTTAAATGCATAATCACCTTCGAACTGGAAGATACCGGCAGGTGCAGTAATCATATCTGCCCAAACACTTTGGTCTTCCCAGTTGATAGTGTGTGACTTGGGATACGGAATACCTGCAAGCTTACAAGTATCTTTAATAATCTCAACGTTCTTCAATCCAAGAAGGTCATACTTAACAAGCGACACCTCGTGAATTTCTTCCATATTAATCATCATAATACGCTTGCCATCTTGCCAGAATGTACCATAGTTATCGGGTAGTGTTAAAGGTGCAACGACTATGCCTGCCGGATGCATTGACTGTGAGATTGCCGTATTAACAAGACCATCGAAGTAATAAAAGATATCGGGATATTTCTGTCTGGTTGCGTCGGGGTTTTCTTCATATTCTTTTTTAATACGAGCAATATTATCAAGAGAATATGGGTTTGCACCACCAGTATGATTATCATACAATGTATTGACATATGGATTATTACCGTTATTATATTCCTCATCCCATTTTGACGCTAATGCTCTACCTATTTCATCAATAGTACCCTTATCAGAAATAGTGCCAATAGCAAGAATGTACGCCGTCTTATCCGAACCAAACTTATCAATAATATGTTCGTATACAAGATGTCTCTGTGTAGGAGCAATATCCACATCAATATCACCAATCTCGGTTCTATGCTCATTACAGAAACGAGAGAATACCGTATTCCATACAATAGGATCTACATCTATAATATCCGTAATATAGGCAATAACACTACCACCCACACTACCACGACACGGTCCAATCGGAATGCCGTTATCCCAACACCAACAAATAAGCTCAGACATAAAAAGCATAAAGCCAACCATACCAATCTTCTTAAAGACTCGCATCTCTTCACGGATTTGCTCAACATATCTTGGGTTATTCTGAATAATGCCCTTCTTAAGTTTGTCCTTATACATCTGATTAATACGCTGCTTAAACACCCTCTCTTCATCTTCGTAGAGTTTAGGATATTTAAAACTGGTGTCAAGCTCAAATTCTTCTACCGAAGCAGCCATCACATTTGTGTTTTCAATAGCGGTCAAATACACTTTTGATGGTAAGGCTCCCTGTTTATCGAACATCTCAACCAATTCATCATATGACTTATAGGTTAAATCAAACTCGTCCTCGTTGGTAAAAACAATATGTTTTGCTCGCTGAAGAATAGAACGACACTCTGCTTTATATTTATCAAGGTTGTGAGTATCCGTTCCTGCGATAAGAGGCTTGTTGTGTTTTACTGACATCTGATAAAGCCATTGGTTGTATTCCTTCTGATCTTGACTGTTGATATGGGGTTGAATCTCAAGATAATCATAATACTTAATAAGGCCTTCATCCCTTAACTTATTTAAGGGTGATGCAAGACAAGCACTAATCTTAATGATGTTATTTGAAATGTTTTTAAATTCATCAAAGGTTAAACGTGGCTTGTAATAGAAGTGGTCGTCCTGAGTAGATAAATCTACAAGAGTATTTAATTCTTGGAATCCAGCATAGTTTTTGGCAACAAGAATGGTATGGTAGTTATCACGAATCTTCTTTTTGCCCTCTTCTAACATCGCATCAAGTTCTGCCTGAACTTCTTTTTCATCTCTGCCTAAGTTGCTTTCATACCATTCGTCTGGAATTTCTGGATATTCATACAACTTCTCCGTAAGATAACACTCGACTCCGTGCAGATATTTAATGCCTTGCTCTTTGCAATACATCTTCTTCTCAATCCAGTTATAACAATTGCCGTGCTCGCTGAAGCAAATAGCAGTCTGACCAAGCTCTTTTGCTTTGTCCACATATAATTTAAAACTTGTACACGAGTCAAGCAAACTCAACTCTGTATGCAAATGGTATGTAACATAATTACTCATTCTTTCACCCCATAATCATTTTGTGTTGTTATGCCGTATTCATCGAACAGATGTCTTTGTGGTGCAAAATCTCTGCCGAAATATTTAAGTTCTGCTTCTAATCTTGCCACAACAGCATCATTTAAATCATTATATAACCCTAAGTCAATTTGTTTATAATCAACTATGATATAACTACGCCATCTTTGACGATTTTTGTTCCAGCTCACACCTGTAAAACCAGATGTGTTAGTGTTATATTTTGAATGATTTCTTCTGTTTTCTGTTTTTGATACTGCTCTTAAATTACAATCTCTATTATCTAATGGATTTCGGTTTATATGATCGTAATCTTTATATCCCAATAAGTCCGTCATTTTAATCATTCGATGTCTATCTTTGCTCCAAGCAAACAAACTTACATATCCATCTTTTTGCTTTCTTTCACACCAACAATAGTCCTTAATTTCATCATATCGACATAAATCAAAATAAAATTCGTTATTCGTATTGGATGTAAATCCAATGCCATATTCGCCAGATAAGTCGTATGTATTACTCTTTATTTGTGCTTTTGCCGCCTTTTCTTTCTGTATGCACCCACACGACCTTGTAGGTGATTTTTTACTTGTCAAAGATGTTCCAACTATAATTTTACGTGTTTTATTGTCACAACTACATTCGCATAACCACTGAGCACTACGCTGACCACTCGGACGAATATAGTCCTCTGCGCGGCTTAACACGGTCAATCTGCCAAACACTCGACCTGTTAAATCTTCTTTAACTTTAACCATCCATCTCACCTCTCTAATCATTTTGTCGTGTATAGAATAGCACCAAAATGCGTTATTGTCAATACACTTTGGTGCTAATTTACAATTTATTTACAATTAGATTTCATCATCTTCTTCTTCGGAGCCATTCACATTTAAGAATTCTGTGAATTTATCATAGGCTCGTTGCTTCAACTTGCCATCTTTGCCGTTAATTGAGTAAGTAAGATTTTTCTCAAACAATTTTGCAACATCACGCCGGGCGTTCTCATAACCTCTAGAAAGTCCATCTCTGTATCCCTTATTAGATTTGCCCTCTCCGAGTGCAGACTTCTCCCCGTCCTGTCCACCAGAAGTTTTGTTGCGAAGCTGGTATCCATTATCAGCATTCCACTTAATCCAATATCTCTCTCTTTCATCAAGAGCTTCTTCCGCACACTCTTCAATTATCTCTACATGATATCCATAAGGATTAGTTTCCTCGTCATAAAACTTATGCTTCTTAATGCTACAATCTATGTGTTGATAACCTGTCAGATGCTCTGCAAGTCTCTTTAAAAGGTTCTTTGCCTGTCCTACATACGCGAATTTAAATCCATTCTCATCTATGCGCCAAAATGCGTATATGCCAGATTTCTCTGATGCCGTAGGACAGAGCCTCCGTATCTTATCTTCGTTGGCTTTTCGTATAGCCATTATCTGTCTGTAATTTGGAGCCATATCTTAGCCCTCCTTAATCATTTTGTTGCGTATAATCATCAGTTGTCAACTGTAGATACTGAACCCTGCCGTATCTCGGAGAACTCAACGTGCCTACTGCGACCAACTGCTTGTCATTCTTCATCGTCTGCCAATCATTGGTGTTCCACTTAACAATCAGAAGTCCACTCTCATCTATAACCTTTAAGTGCTTCTTGGTAGAGAATGTACTAACTTCATAGTTATTGGTTCTCACTAATACCGTCACAGGAGGGAAGCCTTCGCCGCTTATACGGTTAATGGCATTCAGTTGTTTCACCAAATTCTCATTAATCTGGCTCGGAGTAAGTTCTATATCTGCTTCTATATTAACAGAGAACTCAACGTCCTTAAGTTCTTCCTCAATAACCTCTTTGAACTGCTCGAACTTATCTATGTCTATAAAAGCACCGGCAGCATTGGGGTGTCCTTGACAAAGACACAACCTCGTACCATTAGCAACCTCAAGGAAGTTCTCAGTGCCCATACTTCTCATACTACCTTGATATTGTCCATCTCTCACCTTTAAGATAAATAACGGTCTCTGATACATTGCAAGGAGTTTGTTGCCGATAAGTCCTGTGATTTCCGCATCCGTATCATTGTCAAGCATAAAGAACATACACTTTCTATCAAGTTGCGACTCGCCTTGCTCAAGCAATCCGTCAAGCATTTCTGCTACAACCTTGTTCTGCTCTTCTCTGCAATTCTTCAGATCTTTAACCAGCTCATCAATCTCGTCCTCGTCTTCTGCAAGAAAAACATTCATTGCTTTTTCATTTTGATGCATTCTCATGGCGGCATTAACCAACGGTCCAATACTGAAACTTACCGACTGACTATCGAATGTATAGTTGCCGACCATCTTCTGCACCATAGGGTTTCTGAACTGCGCCAGCCCTCGATATGCAATATATCTATTTTCTGGCTCTGCCATTGAACTCATATCTGCTATAAGTCCTATTGCTGCGTATGCCCATAGGTCGTCGCTATAATCAGTCAAGTTTTGGTAATCACAGTATTGTACAAATTTTAGACAAACTCCTGCACCAGACAAGAACTCATTTGGATATCCGTTTGCAGAGCTTACGAGTACGAAGTCTAATCTAGCGTCAAATAATCTTTGCTCAGGAAGATGGTGGTCAAACACCACAAGTTTTACACCAGTATCGAGAATTCTTTTGTATACCTCCGGATTGTTGTCCAAAGAATCGACTATAATCATTACATCAACGCCGTCAAGTAACTTCGAATTGAAGTCTTCGGCCCCGTGCTTTTTACCGTCATTGATAACACACTCAACATTTGCTCCACACTTACGCAGATACCGTGTTATAATAGCATTGCTACTGCAACCATCTGCATCCACATCTGCAAGCACGAGGAATTTTTCTCCCATCGTGATGGCGTCATCTATAATCCGATATGCGTCGTCAAGCCCTTTTAACTCCTCAAATGGTATCATATCGTCCTCAGTGGGCTTTAGAAAATCACTAATATCCTCTATGCCACGACTATCCAAAATAGCATCTATAATCTCAAAATCATCTTCCATCTGTCTGCCATCAATCTTGGCAGTCAAAACTTTTTCCATATATATCACTCCTGGCTTAATTCTAATAACTTAAATCTCGTAATGCACGAATAATGACCTCTTCTGCCTCTTCTTTACTATATCCTTCAAGAATATCTGTAAAATAATCATAAATCAATTTCATCAAATCATGATTTTTCGCTATCTTCATATATGAATAGCGCAACGAATCCTCAAAGTCCTTACATTTATTAATACAAAAATCCTCGGATACAGAGCAAAGTGTTCTAAATGTAGAACAGTTACTTGCTTTTTCGCAATGATAACATAACATACATCATCCCTCCAACAAATCTGCATTCTCAAACACGGTGCCAATCTTCACAATATCGTCATAGTATGAGTGATCATCGAAACCCCATCTTAAGCACTGTTCTCTGCTTTCAAGCTTACGCTTTCTATATTCATCCTTATTTGAAGTATGATTAAAGTATGGTTCATACAAATCACGGGTCATCGGAGGTTCTCTATCATATTCTTCCTTGCCTCTTGCTTTACAAATAGACTTATTGTAATTATTCTCAAAATCAATAAGCCATCTACCATATTTAAGCATAATAACCCCTCTGAATTTCACCTTACCGTCATACTGGCTCCAATTAGACTGATATATTTCTCTATTACCCCATACTTCTACAATGTCACCCTCATAGAGTTTAGCATTACGAGTTTCATCCATAAGTACCCATTCATCAAAGCCTGTATACTGCCCAACCGACTCTGGAATAACCGGCGTAGCATATCCATCAATGCAACCCAAATCATTCATATATGGAACGTCTATGGGATGCAACTTATCTTCATCTTGTAAAATGCAACAGTAATCACCATAATGAATCAAGCAACCTTCCACCCATTTGTCTTCATCTCTGCACTTACCGCGAAAAATATATTCTCTCATAATCAATCCTCCACTTTGACTGCAAACTTATCAAAACTATCGGCACGCCACTTCGGCAAACCTAACGCCTTTTCACTCAAGTCTTTTACAAACACCCATTTAATCTTGGTGTCTGGATGAACGTCATATAAAGACGCATCATAATCCACATCGTCTATTCGACCACAAATTGTGCACACTTTGGTAGGTTGCTTAGACTCAGAAGTTCTCGGCTCACCAAGATTAAAATGATAATAGCGAGTCAGAAGAACCGTTTCATAAGTATGTTTATGCTTCGACCGAGGTTGACCCTTTTTCTTTGATTTCTTTCTATATGCCGGAATATCGTAATCAATTAAATCTATTTTATTACTCATCCTTTTGTCTCCTCTTTGGCATAACATACAATGTGGTATGTCCAATCAATTTTATCTTTCTGTAACAATGCAACTGGAATAGCATCACCTTTCATAACTCTAACTGCCTCATTTATACCGCCATAGGGCTTAAGCTTGCTCAGAGCGTGAGCATATTCACACATATCATCGCATTCTTCTGTATATTGCTTACCATATCTATTCAAACATTCAAAACATGGATTATACATTGTCTTCTACCTCACTTTCAAGCCACATCTTCACAATCTCCTTACTGTCCGGCACATCTTCCATCTCATCAAAAAAGCGACATTTATCATAAATTTCGCAGTACGCACAACGATATTGTCTTGAATCATCTGGAGACTTGCATATAATATCTTCACAGTTCTTACAGTATTTGCGGTCAAACCATAGGCTCCAGGGTGCTGTATCATACTGCCCATTCTCGTCAAGCCACTCGGTGAATTGGTCTATGTTAAGCGATTTTAATTTATCAAAATTATTCATAATTTACCTCTTAAAATTTTATTTTTATATGTTATATTGATTGTCCCATTTGATAAATCTAATCACAGTATCAAATTGACAATACTGTTTTCCACTATATTCATACATAGCTTCGCATTTATCGCATTTGCCTTTGATGCACTCACAAGCCTTGCTTTTATAATATTCAATAGTTCCTATTGTCAGTTCGTAATCTTCCATAACTACCTCTTAAAAGTTTGTTTTTATTGCTCTTTCGGCTTCCACATATGACAGAATCCATACGGATTCAATCCTACTGCTCCCCATTTTGGACAATTCAACTCGTTTTTAAATTCATCTTTAAGATGAAAACTTTCTTTTGCGTTACCGCAATTTTGACAACAACCAAATTGTGTTTTTTCAAATTCACCTACAACACCATCGCCAAGAACAATAAATCTTTCTTTAAAAAATAGCTTTGACCAAGAATCATTTATAACAATTTGCTTTCTCAACGCTGCTTCGTGGTCTTCAGATACCCAATCATATCCATCAATGGCAGTTAACTCATCTACAGTACCTTGCGCCATAGGTGTGTAGATATATGGTTTAATTTGTTTTATATAAATTTTCATATTTAAACCTCTTAAAATTCGTATTTTATTTCTTCCCACCGAAGTAAAGCCACCAGCGTTTAACATCACCAGTTATATTAGATTCTTTCAGCTCTTTAATTTTTTCATTATTAGCAATATAAACCTCTATTTGCTTTTGCACCAAAGTATCAGCCTTCAACTCAGGATAAAGGGCAACAAGTGTCACAGAGCTTTCGGGTGCAACCTCGGTAAATATTCCACTTTCATACTCTTGGTATTGTTGCACCGTCTCTGCTATTTGTGTTTCAATCTTTTGATTTTCTTGTTCATACATTGCTATTTTTTCATTAATGACGGTAAGATTGGAAACACCAATAATAAGAGATACCATTGCTATAAAACTTGCAACCGCACCAAGTAATCCAACCACCCCCATCGCTCCACCCGAATATTCAAAGTCGGTGTCCGTGTTAAGCCAAATTCCTATGGCTGCCATTATAATAAAAATTATTAAAAGTAATATAATCATTATTTTTTATCCTTCCTTGCTACCTCATAAAATACGCTTTTCGCCATCCATTTTTGCACCGCAACCGCCACAATATTTCATTGCTACATCGCTATCAAACTTGCATAAATTACAAGAGAAACAGTCGTGTGTTGCGATATAATCCCACATTCCGTGCCTAACCGGGGCAACATCAGCGGTGGGACTACAGTCTACTGTCGTTAATAAAGCATTAACATACGCCTTACCTGTCACGGTGCTTTGCGCTTTGGATGTTCGCTGACACCAAGCAACCAACTCATCCGCATCAATATATCTGCTCATTCTGCGTCCACCCATTCTGTCCGTCTATATCCTGCCCACCCATATTCTGGGCCACAGAATTTTGAGCAATTGCAATCATCATCGCAGTGGTCACACGATAAGCAATCTGGCATTTCATCGTCTGCCGTAAATATGATACGTCTTCCCATTATTTCCATAACTATATTTCATCCTCTTCTTCTAAATTTTCTATTGGTTCTATTTCATTTGCTAATATATATTCAAACTCCGCCTTAGTATCGTCACAAGGAGCAGCTTTATCGTCTAATGTTAAATTATCTTCCCAATTCCAATAACGGATCTCCAACTGCCTCATAGTACAAAATGTCTTGAGCAAGTCTGCATTCCTTTTGGTGTTCTCTAACTGTAAACTCTTATCGAGCATAAAAGTCACTTGCTTCGGATTTAATGACATTAGCAGTTTGGCTTGTGCCAGACTCAATGAGTTGCTGCCAAGAGCAACTACATTGTTATAACCCCAAGAGTCCAAAATAAGCACCGACTTCTCTGACTCAACCACAAGGATTTCATTCTCATAGAGCGAACTGTAATTCTCCGAATACCCAAAAAGAGTCTGTGACATTGGTCCATTAACTATGTAAAGATACTTGGGTTCGAACTCTTCTGGCGTACCGTTAAGCCTTCCTTTTATCGCCATAATTTCCCCAGTTGAAGTTCTTATCGGCATTGTTATGCGTTGTGATTCTACATCGTAACCTATGCCCCATTTTCGTTGAGTACTTAGCGAAATTCCGTCTTTTAACCAAAGCAGATTTGGCGTATTGCCATACTGTTCAAGTATCTCTTCTGGGTAAGTAGTTACGGATATTTCGCCATTAGAACGGCTCAGACCGTCATATATCCCGCCAAAGAGCCCAACCTTGCGTTTGTAATTATATATGGAATCAAGATGTAGCTCCTGTTTGATAACATTCATTACATCTTTAAATGGAATATTTTTGCTCTTGATAAGGTAGTTTATTAAGTCGCACGAGAGATTTCGCTCGTAATCTTTCACAAACAAATTCTCGTTGTCTTGCAGCCTAATAACCACCGCGGTCGGGTTCATCCCAGGCTCAAAAGCACACCTAAGTTCTCGGTTCCGAATTCGTATCTTATCAAAACCAAAGGTGTCTAAGATATGCTCTATGGACTCTGGTTGCTCTAATAATTTTTCTTTTACTTCTTCGAACACATCTCTGACACCTCCATTCTAATCATTTTGTCGTGTAATTATAATAATATCATTTTTTCAATTTGTCAAGGTAGTTTGAGATTTATTTACAGTTTATTTACAATTATCTACCCTCAGTATTAATCAACTTGTGTGTAGGTCTGCACTTGGCGGTTTCGTAAAACGTGCAAAAGTCTCCGTCGTATCTAACCAAATATGCAACGCCAGTATCATTACTGTCTGCACCTCTTCGTGACTTATCTATAAAGAAACACCTCCAAACCTTAGTTCTGTCGGGTTGGTAGGGCTCTTCGTACCACGAACCGTCTTCTCTTTGTTTTGATCTGAATGGATGAATAAAATAAGGAGAGGACGGATCTAGCTCGGCATCTGTAATTTTACGGAACATTATTAAGTTCGAAAGCGTTTCCTTAATTGCACGGCTCTGTGATAAACAACTAGCATCAATCCAGCACCTATTTAAAGAATTAAGTGCAAGCTGAACCGTCATCAAACCAATAACATTATACTTCATTGCAAGCGATGTCAGGTCTCTAGTATCTTTAATAAGACTCATCCAAAACGCGTCATTGGAGCCGCCATCTGTAGTTAATTTGAATGTATCTACAAGGAAGGTTGTACATCCGTCTCTAAGAATATGTCTCTTAATAATCTGACAAGTTAGTCTTGCATCGGCGTCAGATAATGTTACTATCTTTACAGATTTTGCATATTTTTCCTTCCACCATTGTCTTGCCTCTTTAATCTTTTCTTTATCTTCATATGTAAGATTGCCTGATGTTAATTTCTTTTTAGAAATCTTCCAATAATCTAAGCATCTTGTAAGTATCCAAACTAAAAATTGAATACGAACATCTGAAATCTGGGACTCGTTACTAACCAAGATAACCTTCTCTCCCTTCGCCACAAGGCTCATAAGCACCGTAATCATATACGTACTCTTACCGGCTCCCGAATGGGCTGCCCAGCAATTCAAAGTGCCTGGTTTTAATCCAAGAATATTGCCACTCATAAATGGGAACGTAGAAATTTCCTCTCCGTTGATATTAAGTCCAGCATCTCCAAATGAAACGCCTACTTCTTCCTTGCGTGAAAGCCTCTCAATGAATTCGTCATCGAAATCTACGAAGCCCTCATCCACAATTTTGCTACTATTAATATTAGTTTCAAGGCTTGCAAGTTGTGCATTATACCAGTCTAATATTTCAGAAGAACTTAATTTTTGAAACAACTCATATGGAATAACTTTCTTTCCACTATCGAGTGTCATTTCCTCGAAGATGTTAAAGTTCTTCTTATAGAGAGACATTAAAACATTTCTCTTGTTTAATTCATCCATAAAAGCATCCATATTCTTTACAGACACAACATCTATAATATTCTGGATCGCTCTAAATCCACCCAATTCATTGTCTATCTTTTCTTTAACATCGTCATTCACATTAGAAAGCAGAGTTATTTCATCGAAGTTTGCACAACCCTTTTCTCTGAGTTGCTTACCAATGGTAAATAGCATACGCCCATGCTTAGTTACGAAATCCTTGCTCTCTAATCCACAATCATCATAAAAGGTGAGATCAGAGAGAAGTAATCCACAGACATTACCTTCAGTTGTCAAAGAATTTTCAAGCAACCTATGGTCATATTTCTCCATAACTCCACTAATAAATTGATTCTTATCCATTAAAACATATCCTCCAAGTCTGCTAAACTTCTACGCTTATTAAGAGATTGTGTTGGTGCTTCGTAGATAGTTTCTTCGACTACAACCTTCGGCTTCTCAACAACCTCAACCTTCGGCACAAATGCCTTAATTTTATCCCTAATTATCACCGACAAATAGCGTATACGCGCGTACTCAGAACTCTGCAGCCTAGCAATCACCGAAGTTAAGTAGTCCTTGTTTTCCTCTAAGTACTTAGCAATTTTTTCGTTATCTGCGACCTTTAGCCACACTTGCCACTCCTTGAATAACGCCGTACTGATTATTTCCTTCTCGCCCATAATATCACATATCAAACGATACACTCTATCCTTATCTTCCTGGATTTTCTTCTTGCGCTCTTCTTCTGCCTCGAACTCAGAGGCTGAGCAAAAATATTTGTTCTTTCCATTCTTATCTGTCACCTTATACGCAACATTTGTATCTAAAGTGTTTCCACAAATTTTACATTTTGCTTTTGCCATCTCAATTCCTCCTTATGTCAAAAGTAGGTGGCGGTGATTCCTCACCAACCACCTATGTGTTTATTAAACCTCGTCGTTCAATCCAAGGATTTCCTCGATAGCATTAACATCGCTAATCTTCATCTCTGCACTTAATTTGTTTGAATAATCAACAAGATGCTTCTTAACCTTTGCCTTAGTTGTTGCATCAGAACCCTTAAACGCCGCTCGGATTGCGTTGAGTCTATCCTCATCAAGAGTGATGATTGCATCCTCATCAACCTCTTCCTCTTCATCCTCATCGATGTCAAAAGGCACAGCATCATCGGGAATCTCATCCTCGTTTACACCATACATTTCATTATCAGTAGTCTCATCTTCTTCTGCCTTCTCAACTACTGCTCTAAGCATTGCAGTAAGGTCATCTTCTTCCTCATCATCTACTACAGGAGTAGGTTCAGGCTTCTTGGTAGTCTTCTTGGAGGTAGGCTTTTTCTTAGCGCCAAAATCAAGCTTACTCTTCTCCATACCTTCTTCGCAGGTCTTAAGGAATAGTTCTGCAAACTCCATATCAGACATATCATAAGTAAGATACTCAGGCACTGCTCCATCTGCAAATCTCGAACCTGCATCAATCAAAGTTGTACCTCTAAAGTACAGCTTACGAATTTCTCCTGTAGCATACTTCTTTGCCTTATCTCCCTCGCCCTTGGTTTCATATGCTCTGTCAATAACACCTGTAAGGGTGGCATCAAAAATGTCGCCGAAAGCAGCTTCGTAGTTGGAGACAAGATTACTAGTTAGCTGCATATATCCATCTTCATCAAGTCCGCCCTTTTCCTTAATGGTCTTAAACTTGGAATGTGCGATAACCCATACACCATAGCCTGCCTGAATAAACTTATCGAAGTACGCCTTAATCATCTCGCCAACATACTCGGGTCCAGCCATATACCCACCAAATGCTCCCTTAATTGACTTGGTAGGTCTATTAGGATTCTCAATATTTGAAAGACGAATCGCTTCCTTTTCAAACATGGGACACAGTTCGTCGGCGGTATCAAAGCAAAGAATCTTTACATTGCCCGGATTTTCAAGAAACCACTTCTGGAATTCAATAGCATCCTTATATGTGTCGATGTGTGCCTTGTTGAGATTATCCAAAAGCTTATAGCCCTTCTCCTTGCCACATCCAACAAGAAGTCCATAACTAGGATCACCATATTTGGCAAGAATAGTAGATCTAAACAGAGTGCTCTTACCAAACTTCTTTACCGATCTAATATAAATGCTAAGTGTTGCCATATCAGGCTTAATTTCATTAATTGAAGGTTTTACAAATGCCATAATTACTATCTCCTTTTAATCATTCTGTACTGTTATCATATTTCATCGTCTTCATTTTCAGGGAAGACATCAATATCTGCATCCTCAGGCTCATCCTTCGTAGGAGTCTTAGTTAAATCATCTGCTTCATAAACAGTCTCCTTGGCGCCGGTCGTGTATCCACGAGCAAGGTCTGTAATTCTCGTCTCAGTCTTCTTGTCTCCATATACAGAACCGCCCATATCTCTCTGAATATCTTCAAGAGTAATAAGTCCGTCCTCAATCATCTCTTTCTGTTCGTCGGTAAGATGCTCCTCAGAAATTTCTACCTTCTGTGCACCATTAACATAAACTACATTTACAGAAAGCTCTTTAACTGCATCGCCTTCCGCCTTGTTATACTGTCTTGTTAAGCCCTTAGCCTTAGGGTGATCCTTAGCAATTACAAGAGGCATGGGAGTGAAGCAATTCTTCTTACACTGCTGGTCATAATACTGAGTATAAACATTGAAGAGGATATCGTTCTCGCCCTCGTCATCTACACATCCCTCAGAGAAGAATGTCTTAATAGTACCTACACACTGAGGCTCGGTTGTAGGATCTACATGGTATACTCTTCTAGGAACAAAGTCACGATAATACTTACCGTTGTTATAACGATACTCAACCTCGCCAGTTACCTTCCATACCCAATCCTTAGTCTTCTCATTGACGGTTACCTTATCAAGCCACTTTACAAAGTCTATTGCTGCGATAAAAGTCTTATGCTTCTTAGCGGACGCCTCAATTGCAGCCTTATCTCCGCTTGCCTCAATATCCTTTCTTGCCTGTGCAATCTCCGTATCTACAGTATAGGTCTTGTAATTTGCGACACTCTCTACTACATCGGGATTAAATCTGTCTTCCCAATTAATAGTAATCTTCTCATCTTTGCCTCCCTCGTTGTACTTAACAGTCATAACACTGTTCTTACTCGCGTGCTTCTCGTCCCACATACCACCAGATGCTTTCAGGAACTGTACGTTGTCGCCACAAGCCATCGTAAAGTTTAGCTCATTAATAAGCCACCCCGAACCAAATGATTTCTCTACAAATGCGTTTTCTTTTCTACGGGAAATCTTTCCCACAAAACTAAATGTGTTTGCCATTTTTTATTTTCTCCTTTTAATAATAATCATTTTAATTGCTATTAGCCTTGCTTACAAGGATTGCCGTCTTAACACTATCCGGCAGATTAGACTTCTGAAGTTCTTCGTAAAAAATTTCAAGAGTGCGAATTGTCATCTTGCAGGTTGCACGAATTCCATTTTCGAGCTCTGCCATATCCTCTTCATCTAAGTCCATCAAATCATCAAAATCAAACATAATTTTATTCCTTTCTTCTAATCATTTTGTATTGTTTCAATAATATCTTGGATCTGCGTTCACATCGTAATACAAATACAAATCTTCCGGTTTATTTCCCACCCAAAGATGATTTGTCATCTGCTTACAATGATTACATCTTACCTTTATGTACAATTCGTTCGCATCTATATCAGGCGGATCTTCTATCCAATGTAGAGTTCCACAATTCATACATTGATACTGAGATTTTTGTTTGTCTCCCATAAATTAGCCCTCCTTCCTGCTAATCATTTTGTTCCTTATCGGTTGTATATATAATAGCATAAGAAGGGCAATTTGTCAAGAGGTTATGTTATTTATTTACAATTTATTTACAATTATTATCGTCATCATCTTATCTCGCACCGTGTATGCGTTCTCATAAACCCAAAAATCAACCACGTCATGCTTGTACGCAAATAATTCTCTTCCTTTAATTATAACCCCAATTCTATGTTCATCATTGATAATCTGTGCATTGTCGCAGTCGTATTGCTGCTCATCAAACAGTGCGTGATTAATAATTACTCTGCAATTTTTATTTTGTAGTTGGTCCCATAATTCAAACGTTCTCATCAAGTCTCTTCCCCTTTGTATATAGATATGTGTATATTATACAACAAACATATGTTTGGATGCAATATTAAAATTATGGTAAAATTATGTATAATCTGACTATTCTGTCTTCCTTATACATAATATACCAAATTTGGATTACACAAAGCGACGCCATTATAATCATTTTGTACTGTATGCCAAAAGAAGCAAAGGCAACATTATTCAAAATATTGCCCCAACTTATCTTGGATGATCTGAGCATACAGTTCTGATCTAATATCATACCTCTGTGCCAACCATTTTGCTCGCTCAGTTCTCACAAATTCCCTAAACGACAACCCTGTTTCTTCCATACCAAGTTGAATGTGATGCAGTAACCCGCTTGCTTGTAGTCCGCTTGCAGTTAACCTAACGCCCAAGTCTTTTGAAATCAACAATAACCTTCTTTGGATGAATCTATATCTGCGCTCCACTGATTGTATGTCGTTATAATCGGAGTTATCAGATAATGCATTACATCTCACCTTGTATAACGAATTGCCAGTAACTTTGCTCACTCTCGTTGTTGACCCAAATGATACAAGTTCATCTTCTGCAAACGCCTCCATTAGCAAATCACAAATTTCATCCGTAACCGGAATGTTTTTTCCAGTTCTGAAGTACACCATCAAATGCTCTCTATCTACTTGGTTGCGCGTTAAGAATGCAACTTCTCTTAACCACTCGCCACCGGCTCCTTGGAATAACATCTCGACTATTGCTTTATCTATTGCATTCAATAAGTTATCTTTCATATTGTCAATGTCTTCTCTGCTGAAAATCAAACTTCTTTGTTTATTAACATCAACAACCTCACTTAGAACATCTTTTGTTATCTCTTCATATGTGTTTGCTACTTCCTTCTTATGCTTATAAGCAAACCATCTTGCAGCGTGCTTCAATGCCAAATTGTTATTCTGCAACGTTACAACAGAGATGGCGTGAACGCTTTTATACATTTCCAATGCCTCTTCTGTCGTAAAGTAATAAAATGGCTTATTGAATTTATACTCAAATTCAACCGCCCTATTAAGCGTTGCTCTTGTCGTCGTCTCTATGATAACTCTGCTTCTACCATACTCCTGTAGGAAATCTTCTATTTCCTGTTCGTTTGTATACACACATATCGTCTCCTTACTTCTTTATCGATTTTATTATAACACTACAAAATGATAAATTGCAATCATTTTGTTTTAGAACAAGTTGTCGAGAACACCTTTAGTCTTTTCCTTATCCTCATTAAACACATCTACATAACGCATTGTTACGCCAATTCCGCTATGACCGAGCTGTTGTGAAATTGCTTTAACCGGCACTCCTGCTTTCGCCAAAGCACAGGCCGAAGATGCTCTAAGTTTGTGAAATGTAACCCTTTTAATTCCGGCACAATCGCAATACTTCTCTAACATATCATTAGCATCCCACACAGACAATCTATTATAGTTTTTGGTGAAAAATAACGCCTGAGAATTAACGTCTTTATACTCATTGGACCTAAATTCAACATACTCCATTAACATATTCTTTGTGTTCTCGCCCATAGGAATCTCGCGCACCTTCTGTCTCTTCTCAACGACCTTAATAACACTACCCTCAAAATCAATATCATCAACATTAATATTAACTAGCGCACTCACACGAAGAGCCGTAGCAAGAGCAAGACTAATAATAGTTTTATCCCTCATTCTAAATGTCTCGTTTTGATTCTTGTCAATCGCCCTAAACAACTTATTGATCTCAACCTTTGTCAAATATGTTACTTTATGTTCTGTGTTATTCTTAGGCCTACTAACAACACCCATAGGATTCTTGTCAATATAACCCCTTTTCAGGCACCAATCAAAAAATGTATTCAATGAACTCCAACGATTCTGTAAAACATCATCGCCAGTTCTTTTAATGCCGTTTGATGTATTCCTTGTTTCCAAAGAGATCATATAATTTTCAACATCGGATGCAGTGATATGCTTATAGAAATCTTCGGTCGGTTTTTCTCCTGCCACAAAACGTGCAAAATGCAGAACATTATTTATATATACTCCAACAGTTGTGTATGACTTTCTATTTGCTCTCATTGAAGTGCAATACTCTCCGATAATCTTCGGCATCCCCTTCAATTTTTCTTTCATTTTTTCGTAAAATTGAGTTTCTTTTTCTAATCTTCCAGCTATATTATTCATAATAACCTCCTATTATTTTTTGATTTTATGTCTTGTGATATATTTGCGCCAAATGATAGTTGCAATAATCCAAATAATCCAATTGCCTTTAAAAATCGTTGCTACCGCCATTACAACAATCCACAAAATTGTGGCCTCATCATTCTCTAAACTGTTGGGGTGATCACAATTAGCAAACAGATTTTCTGAATTTTGCTGCTTTTGCGCTACTTTTTCTCGCTCTCTTTCCTCGTCCCGCTTTTTTATTTCATCCAAGAATTCATTCAATTCTTTTTCTCGTTCTTCTGGCGTAAGATTTTTATTTCTTCGATACTCTGCGAGCCATTCTTCTTTGGTTTGTCCAGGCCATTCTCGAATCATAGCCCCACCTCCTTATGACGCAAAACTATATATTGTTTGTTTTCTTGCTTTGCGCCTTTCCTTTTTCTGCTCGTGCTGCCTCCAAAAATCATGTTCTTCGTATTTCTTCAGCGCATCACACTGCTTCTTCAAGCATTCGTGACACTTCATGGTCTTCACTGTCAAAGCTGCCTTATGATAATGGCAATACCCTACTGCTCTAGTTCTACTAATCATACTTCCATATAATCCGTGCAACATATCAATCTTGTTTACATCCATCAATAATATAACCTCCTTCAATCATTTTGATTCGTCATTAAATTTCATCAACGCAGCTCGCCGCTTCTTCTGCTGCTTCAATTGCATTATCCATAGATTTAATCGCCTCATTCATCGCATCAATTGCTTCTTCCGCGTCCATACCTCTAGTGCTGCCTTGCAAGTTCTCAGGCATATTGTCGAAGTAATCCTGTTCATCAGAGCAAATATTCTCAAGTTCACTTTTCAGTCTTTCACCATGTGACGCCCATTCTTCTGCTTTTCTAACCCACTCTATAAGTTCCTTGCGTCTGTTCTTGTTCATAATCGCAATCTCCTTTTAATTTGTATTTTAATTATACATTATAATTTTCAGTTTGTCAATCATTTTGTGTTGTGTTCAAGAAATGTTTACAATTATGCCGTTTTCATTCTCTTAGCCATAGCTCGTCTATACGGCTCAAACGCTTCTTGCTCATCATAATTCATCTTGTTCATAATCTCAACTCTCTCCTCCTCGCTGAGAATCCTCGTAACCTTTATTCTGTCCGCTATAATCCACAGACGATTACCAGACTCTCTAAAATTATAAAAGCCTCCCTCAGGAAGTCGATCGATAAAACACTTCTTGGGTAATTTCTCAACTACGGATGTATAATCTACATCTGCTACATACTCTACTTCGCACCATACTCTTCTAAATTTCTTACCACGCTGAGACTTGTAAGTCCCATCAGCTCCCATTAACCACGGGGCACTAGGTACTCCAGTTCCCAGGTGCCATCCAGGTCTGTGCGCGAACTGAGGATGATGCTCTATAATCTCTGCCATGACCCATTCATTCATAGCTGTTTCCTCATTCTTGCCAATAAATAGAGGAAATAATCTCCCCTCAGAATTCATCTCGAACAGTTTCCACCCTTTTGCAATTTTCATAATCACTTTACCTCCTTATTATATAATCATTTTGTATTGTTTTGTAATTAAAGAAAGAGATGATTACTCATCTCTCATTTGTCTTGCCCATCTTTGCTCAAGCCAAGCTCTCATTGGTGATATATCGAGGTCATTTTCATCAATACACACAACCTTGATTCTTTCATCCTTAAATCTATCCATAAGTGATATCAATCTTATATTACCCCTTGCAACCCTTGAAAGATTTTTAACGATTACAGTGTCTCCACTTTTTAATTCTTCAATAAGGTGCTTAAACTCTGGTCCAACGTCAAAACCACTTACACCGTCGTCACAGAAGAATCCATCAACTTTTAAGTTATTATCCTCACAATAATTTGCAATTACCCTCATTTGTTCTGATATTTCTTCTTTACTTGCTAACGCAGCCCTACAATATCCATATACTTTACACAATACAAACCTCTCCTTTTATAATCATTTTGTTTTGTTCTATTTAACAAAGACCTGCTTATTCGCAGATCTTATTAATGTCGTTTTGCATTTGGCTTAAACACTTATCGCAAACATGAAACGATATAATGTTGTCTACTGGGTGAATACGTTGAATTCTGATATTGATATGCCCATCTGTGGAACTACAAATTAAACAACGATTCCCTTCTTTGCTTTGAGTTAATTCAATAATTTTATTTTCCATTATAAACTCCTCCTTGATGATAATATTATATACTATTTTCTACAAATATACTATATTTTAATTCTCCTTCCATCCTATAATATCAACACAACAATTCTTATAGTCTGCCTTAACACGCCATTCATACTTATTTTCCTCCAAATATTCGTTAATTGCCTTGGTCCAACGATAGACTGTACTTCTTGAACATCTTCCTAAACTAATACCTCCGTCAAAACCAAGCTCTTCTACTGCCATTACAATATCCATACTAATCCTCTTCTATTCTTCATAAATACCCGCTTTGACATCTTCGCCATCAAGCCATTCTATAAAATTATTTGTCCTGTCCTTATTGGCTTCATCAAAATAATAGAGATATGTTCGCCACGTTTTATTTGCTTCTTTGGTAAATCTTTTAAATGCAGAGTCGTATGTCTTGCCCACAACATACCAAATATAATTATCACCACTCTCTTCATCAATAACGTCTGCTATAAACAGTTTTAACCCTTTATTCACACTACCACTCCTTAAAATATAAAATCTGTATAAACCTCAGCATCACCCTTAAGTTCCATTCCACTGGAAATATCATCCCATTTCTGACACCAATACTTCTTCGTGCTTCGGTCATAGTCTTCCTTAATATATACCTGCGATGGCTTCGCTTCTTGTTCGTACATCGGCTTCCTTGTGAAGTATTCGCCACGCTTCAGCTCTTTGAGTTTCATCTCACAACCTCCTTGTTAGCAATATTACGAATTGTCTTCTTTAGTTCTTCTGTAATCTCAACACCTTTGTTTTTGAGTTGCCTTATCCATTTACGATATTCTTTTCTTGCCTTAATTTTTCTTTTAATCTTTGCTTTGATTGCACGCACCTTATCTCTCAATCTACACTTCCAGCACTCTGTATAACTCATAGAATCCCATCCGTCCCAACAATAAAAGTAATGTGTACTTACAAAGTTTCGTTTGTGATATTTACCGCAAGAATCGCACTTCTGATAATACCATTGCCACTTTGCCGTGTCACTCGGAAGTTCTTCTGCAAGATAATCATATGTTCCCTCATCGTCTAGCCGTGGGTCTTTCCAATATTCGTTCATATTAAAATCTCCTTAATTCCAACAGGTATACTGATTTTCATACGGAACCCTAATAGTGACTGCTACCCATCCTCTTCCAAGTAATTCACGCATATATCTATCTGCGTCCTCTGATGTGAATTCCAGAGGTAAAACATCCTTTTCAAATAGCGGTACTGTATTTTGAATCTTTGTAACGACTCTCATCGTTTTAAATCCACTTGCCGTATCACAAAATCCATAACATCCTACATAATATTTGCACTTTTTCATATTGGTCTCCTATATTTCTTTAATTCTGGATATGCTTCATAAAAATCTTTTCTGCTATCAAATTCCAAAATCATTTCATCGACTTGTCCATCTATCTCAGAATACTCGTTATAGTCTTTTAACTTTCTTCCAAGGAGATATTCGTATTTGTGTATGCAATCTCTATCAATTTCATCGGCGCATTTTAACCAATCTCTCACGGCCGTGCTCCTTACATTCCAAAATTTTCAACATCCCAACTAAATTCAGGTACTTCTAAACCTAACACATATGCAATTGCTGTCATATATAACAAATCACAATTATATAGACATGCTGACCACATATCATGTTCATCTTCTGATTCATCTTCATCATACAGCCCATCATAAGATTCTGCCTTTGAAAACTCAGAATCTTTATCATTCATAAGCTCCCATACTTTTTCTTCGATCTTTTTAAATGTTCCTTTTTCCATACACTTTTCAAAAATCTCTTCTGAAATTTCTGAGCAATACATGTTATCTAATTTGTCAATCAAATCAATATCTTCATATTTTACATATTCTACAATTAAACTTTTCATATTAAACCCTCCTAATTCCTAAATCCTGTTCACGGTACCTGATAAACATTTCTTTCGTTTTCACGTCCAACTTATCCCCACAAGGAGAAAACGGATCTGTCATAATTCTTCTTGTATCATCGAGCGCTTTCTCAAAAGCCTCACGTCTATCATTTGTGCTTCTTTCCCAAAATTTTAAACAGTCTTTAAAGAAGTTCTCCATTATTAATTGTGTTTCGTGTTCATTTAACATTTATACCATCCTTTCATTAATCATTCTTGATAATTTCTTCAATTTGTTCTAGATAGTCTATTGCCTGTCCATAGTGCAACCCAAACTCTTGATTATCTGCAACGCCATTCTTTTCTGTTATAATCGCTTTGATTTTATTTAGCTTTTCCACCGATGTTAGTTCCAATTTCAGTTCATCTAAAAGTATTTGCGATGTCATTGAATGATCTGCCTTAACTATTGACAAACCAAATTCGTTTTTTTGCAATCTGTTGCAATCTTTCAAAAGTGCCATCTTTCATATACACACCCCAATAATTTTGTATTGTTATCTCATTTCTTTTCGCCATAAGCAACGAGCGTATCGAGTCTGATTTTCAATTGCTGACTGAAGACGTAGCACACAGGTGATTGCGCCCTTTACCGCCTCTACCTTTGATATTTTCTTTGCTTCAAGCTTACAATCCTGCATAGCAATATGATAAGCAGCCTTCTCCATAGTAGCAAAACAAACCTCTTTACCATTTGGTTTCGTTCCAATAATATACTCTCTTTCAAGCCCTGGATAAAATGCTCCCTTTATTTTATTACACGGTGCACACATAGTTTGCATATTAGATGCTCTATCAGCACCACCCTTGCTCTTGGGAATAATATGATCCTTGGTCATTAGTGTGCCATCATCTGCATAAAGATTAAAGTGTCTACGATTGGTCCCCTCATCTCCATCGAGTTGAAAATATGCACCCTCCTTACCACAACAGATACATTTAGTTCCCTTTTGATAAAATGTCATGTACCTCAAAGAAATAGGATGTACCTTAAATCCATCTACCTCAATGTCATGTTTATGCTGGTCGGCATCATTGTTTCTGTTGAGATATTCCTCTCCTATCATTTGGAATACTTCAGCTATAGAATATCTTTTCTTTTCTGTCATTGTTGCTTTCTCCTAATCATTTTGTGTTGTTTAGTGATCATAAACAGCAGTTATAATTCCCTTATTGCCAGAGAAACATCTCTTACATTCACTGCAAGTAACGCCAGTCTTACGACCCTTTTTATTAACAGCAGGGCAATGGAATAACTTTTCTATAGCAGGGTCTGTGCCATCATCATACACAAATTTATTCAATCCATCGAATTGATAACCTTCTGTATTACCTTTCCACTCGGAAATATTACACACCAAGTTCTCGGGGAACGCACCGTGGTCTTTTACATACTGCTCAATAAACGTAAATCTCTTTGTGTAGAAATAGAACTGCACGTCGGGCATCTCGACTGCCATCTTGATCATATGAAGTAAATAATTATAATTCATTATCTCTCCACTTGACTGCCAACGAAGCACCTTTGCTTTGTTTTCAATCAACGCCTCCTTGATCTGCTTAAAGCCCTTATCCATGTCGTGTCTCATAATTACCGTATTCTTACCAACACTCGGAATTACAGAATTATGATGCATACGAGCATCTCTTACCGCGTAACAATTTCCCTCACAGCCATCACAACATCCACCGCAAGTACCCCATACATTTGTTAGTTCTCCTTTGTCCTTCGTAGAAATAGGTTTATTGCCCGGCATAAGATTGAAGGCAAATACCTTCTTACCCAACTTGCTATTACCCTTTGCAAGAGAGATTATCATTGACTCATCGTAATTTATGTTATATAAAACGTTTCCCATTTTTACATTTCTCCTTTATTATATCATATTTTAATCATTTTGTATTGTTTAATCGAATATAATCTCTGTCGTATAATCCTCATCGTCTTTATCATCCCATATCAAGGCCCTAAGTTTTTCTCCTAAAGGCTTTTCCATCAACACGGTAGGTCTACTTAAAGACTCGCCCATATCATCATCTGCAACAAACTCCACACAAATACCAGGATAATTCAGATCGCCACTAATAGTGGCATATAGATAGCCGCCATCTACCTTAACTTTCAAACTTTCCATGTTAATCCTCCTTAATTTCTACACATATTTTTTCGCAAGGCTCGAACGTATCGCACCAAGTATTCATAAAATTCTGAAGTCTTGCGGCACAATATTCTTTTACACATTCTTCATCATCGGACGCCTCAACCATTCCATAGATATCATATGCTTCAGTAGAGCCGCCACCATAATATCCCATGGTGAATACGCCGTCCTCTTCATCGAATATTCTTGTTAATTTCATGCCATACCAGCCGCTTGGTTTACACTCCGGATATTTATCAATATCATCAAAAGTAAAATCCAATTTTTTAGTTTTTGTTTTTAGTTCAAACAATCTATCAATGGCCTCTGCGGCCGTCATCATTTTATATTTCATATATTTCCTTCTTTCTCCCGGGGCTTAATAACCCCGGGTCGATTAATTATACTTATACAATTTCTTCGCGAATATTATCACTATTTCGCTCAACGGTATCAATCAAAAATGACACACGCTCTTCCTGGTTCATATGGTCCCAACAATAATCAAGAATGGTTTCAAACAGTTCAATACCTGAATTTCTGCCAAGATTAGTTACCTCAGTAATTTTATGAGTCTTACAGAATTCTATGACTTCTCCTATAGTCCTAAGTCTGCCTCTCATTAATGTGTTGGATGTTCTGTTTGACATCGGCAAAGACATAACCGATACATCATAAATTTCCTCGTTATAAGGAATCGATACTCTTCTCTTATTGTACACTCTCTTAAGCGCCTTAGAAAGTGTATCGCCCTCAACCATCTTGCTAACAATAATGTCCATTACGTCAATGTTTTTCTGTGTCATAGTTAAAATTCTCCTTTTAAATCATCTTGTATTGTTTAATTATTTTGTAACATATATGACCGCATTACCCATTTGTTCGGGAATCTGCAATCCAGCGCTCTTGATTACCTCTTGAATTTCCTCTGCCTCTCCAAGGGTTGCTCCGTGCGACAAGTAAACCAAAATTCCACCCTCACGGTCATCGATGCTTTCCATGATTTTTGCAATTTTATCTTTCTTTTTTCCCATTACACTTTTAAGAACCATTTCTACGATTACTTTAATTTCGTTGTTCATTATTGGTCCTCCAAATCTACAATAATCGCACCAATCGTGCCATACTCTTCGTCTTCAAATTCTTCCCACTCAATCGACACAACCTTCTTTGCCAGGTCTCTTGATGACACAAAGGTTTCTCGTACAGATGGAATGCAGCCGCCATCATTTGTACTAATGGCGTAATCTCTATCGCCTTCCATGCGAAGCACGTACATCAGCTCATTAAGTGACTTAGGATTGCTTCGTGCAATCATAGGGTGCTTTGCGTACATTGCGTCAAGTTTTGCCATAAATTCTATGTTTGTCATTTGTTAATCCTCCAAGTTTATTAATTAAATAAGGGCCAAATCTTACGACATAGCCCTTTTGGTTTACTATTATTTATCATCTGCCCAAATAATGGAATTATAAGAAATTCCCTCAGAATCAGTATGAACATTTTTCTTAACTATTGCCTTTTCGAAATCTGCAATCTGTTCATCACATAAACGTTTCACAATATCACATCCAAGGTCATCAATGTAATCTGCAATATATTCATTGTTCATTATGCCTTCCTTACCTTTATAGCAAAGAATTGAATTTATCATATCTCTGCACTGCAATTCTCTTCTTAGTTGATTTTGCTCTGGCGTTAGGATTGGCGCTTTGCCGTTTTTCCATTGTGGTAATGTTGCCTTTGCTTGTTGGATTTGTTTATCCGTCATAATTGATTCCTCCTAAAATTTGTTTTTAGTTTATAATTTATATTAACACGTTATATGTTTTTATACAATTTGTTGCTTACCTCCAACCATAAACGTCCGCCACATCTTTATACAGCGACTTTGTATAATAATTCAATTTCTTATTTGTAATCTCTTCGCCATTATAGATGGCGTCAAGCAGATTGTTTATATTTCTATCCTCACGAATAATTCTATACAAGCAATAATTCGTACCATCGTGATGATGCTGTACAGAACGAATATTATATCCGTCTCCATACCACTCAACAGAATCACAATCGGCATATAAGATATCTTTAATATTTCTGCTATCAATAATTTGATATCCGCTTTTACGTCCATTCCACAAACCAAGGTCACCAATAACGAGAATTCTGCCATCAACCTTTTTATTTAGATTTGCTCTTTCATCGTACAGGTAATCGTTATTTGTTTCTTCCATCCATTCATATATATCATCTTCGTCATCTGGATCACAGTCGTCTTTATCATTCATTTCAAGATATTCCTTATAACTATCCCTCCAGTCATCGATATCGAGATCAGAATTACTCCAAATAATACGCTTTTTCATTTAATTTTCCTCCTTCAATTTTAGATATGAGGCAAAGACCCAGTCTTCTCTTTCATATTTATCAGCGTCTTCCCAGTTGCCGCATTCTTTTTCATATTCTTTTTTGGCCTGCTCTTGTGCAAGGCTCCATAACTTTTTATCAGACATAACACTTCCTCCTTAAATTTCATATGCGCTTAAGTTCCAAGAATGACCAAGTTCATAATAAAGTCCATATTTCTCAAACAATTTCATAAATTCTGCTTCTAACTTCCAAGAGCCCTTTGTATATCCATTCAAAACATAATTTAGACTTCCTTCAAAGCTCATTGATAACGTCTCTGGATTCGCATACTCGAAGTAATCACTTGGGTTTCTGTCTTTATATTCATACAAATCCTCATCAATCCTTTTGCCCTTAACTCCACTCCACGTCTCGCCATTAGACCACGCCTTACCATCGAAGTAGATGATATTATCACCCCATAAGTCATGTTTCTTACACCATTTATATATATCTATCGCTAATAGTTTGTATTTACTAAATGCTACATTATTTTCCACGTTAATTCCTCTTTTCATATTTATTTTTGTTATACACTCATGAATTTGTAAGCTTTCTTTAACAGTATCATGTGAAGCTGCATAATCCTGAATAAAGGATCTTAAACCTGGGGATAACCAGGTGCAAAGATCCTGTTTCAGGAGTTTGTGCAGCTTATCTGAATTGTATTCCCTTGTGTATATTGGCGCTTATACCAACACACTCTGCATTTCTGTAGATATTACTTTAGTTGTTTCATATCGAGATCGAGAACGGATGAATAAACAGCAGTCGGGGCTGGTGATAACCAGCCATGACTGCTGTATAGTCATATCATCCTTGATCTGACTTGAATTGAAATGCCTTATGTGTTATGCGTTATCTATCCACAATTAATTAATTAGTTATTATAAATTCTTCTCATGGCCGCTTTGAAATCAAATCCATTATCAACGATAACTTTCTTCATCAATGCGAACATTCTCCATCCTTCACCCTTGTACTCGTCAAGTTTTACATTAAGATATGCGACTGCATCCATTCCTCTAACCACAACGCCACGAGTCGTAATAATTCCACAATCATGGAACATTACAAGATTCTTTAATGTATAGAATGCTCCTGCGCCCTTATAAGCATCAATCCAATCCTTGCTCTTAGGAGTGTTGTAAGGAAGAGAAATCATATTCTTCATGAATCCCTTTACAATTCTATAAATCTCATTGTAGTTGCTTGCATATCTAACTCTATAAATATCATTTGTAAGAGGTGCATACACTTTCTTACTAATGTCTACTACGAAAATGTTATTTCCCTTAATTCTCTTATAAGGAACGCCCTTACAATTCTTACTAGGCATTGCGTCTATGTGTGCTATCAGCTTTTCAACATAATCTTCCATAGTTTTAACAATAACATCCTTTGTGAAGAAATGTGCTCTCTCAACAAAAGTCTCTCTGTCTCTTTCTTCAAGCTTACCAAGAACTCTGATTTCCTCAAGCATCATATCGAACGCATACTTAAGGCTATGTCTCTTAACCCATTCGTTATAGCCAGTCTTTCTACCATCGTAAGATTTGTAGTTAAGACCTTGGAACATTTGCGCCATAACAAATCTTCTGTGAAGTTTTGTGTTTCTTACATAACCATCCTCGATGATTTGATTTGCAATATCATCCTTTACTCTCATAGGATTTCCATTTTCATCAATAACAATAGATACAGTGCCACCATTTTCAAGTGGTATAGTAAAATACTTGCTAGTATTAACTCCCATAGTAGTAAGCTTTGCCATTCTTTCATTCTTGTTCAACATAATTCATTTCTCCTTCAAATTTTATTTATTTGCCCTGTATTGCCGAGCACCGCATATTTTTTTGTTTACTTACCTTCGACCCAACTTCTTAACAATACTAAGTCCTGGTCAATTTCTGATTGATAAAACCACGTACCATTCATGATTTTCTCATCCCATACTAATTGTCCACTCATAATCATGCAGAGCACAAATCCTTCAAGTGCTGCTTGTGCAACCTCTCTCCTTCCTGCAACAATCAGTTGCTCGTCTGTAAGTTCCTCTATAGGAAGTGCTTTAAAATATTTTCTTCTTTTACCATCGCTTCTTTCACTCGGCAACGAATACTTATAGTTCTTATAAAGCTGTCTAATTTGATGAAGTATAAATTCAACATCATAAGTGCCATAAATTAACTCTTTGGATGTATCGAATTCACCCTCTTTGATTAAATAACTCGGTCCAACTTTCATATTTCTTTTTTCAAAGTCAATGTGAAAGGTCTCTCCCTCACTCACCCTTTCGATGAGTTCTAAGTAAATTGACATATAATTGCCTCCTTTTATTTTTATAGATACTCAATAGTTGTGGCACATCTCTTTATTTGCTTCATAATATCAGATAAGAGAAGCTTTCACGACGCCAGAAGGCGGTAGTCACCGCGTGGATGGCGTCGTGTGAGCTTATTACTTATCTGTGATTTGAAGTCAACTACCTTGTTATCTGTTGGTGTGCTCCAAGATTGCTCATAATTGCGGCATATTTCTTTAATAGTTTCATTTGTACAGGTTCTGCCAGAGCATCACGCAAGTAGAGCGGCGTGATATCGCCGCACGAAGGGCGTGCTTCTCTGGTTAAACGAACCTGTAGTATGAATTTAATTATCTTGCAATCAACCGCTATGCTACGGGGTCCAAGTTACTCACAACGTTGGCATATTACTTTATTTGATTCATATGGGAGATGAGTGCCGTAAATGAGCAGGTCGATACTGGGAGATTTCCCAGTGATCTTCCTGCGGCTTTACGATCAAACTCATCTCGAATTGAATATTGTTGCCTTGTAACTTGTCGTTATGCTACGAATTGAATTACTCACAACTGTGACACATGACTATATTTGTCTCATGAGCGGAGGTGAGGTCGGGGAAGCAGTAGCAAAGGACGGTTGATAAACCGTCATGGGTACTGCACCACGAATTTCATCACCTCCTTACTGAATTTAGTTGTCTCATAATTCATCACTGTGTTGTGAATGATTGCTCGCAACGATGGCGCATATCTTTATTGGTTTCATATTATGAATCAATATGAGTTTCCATCCAAGCGATGCCTCTAGCACCGCGCCCTCGAAACTACATTATTGATTTCATTATTGAATTTTCGTTGCCCAGCAAATCATTTTGTTGCGTTACATAGTTCTTACTAATGCTTCATATGCAGGCCTCCTTGTCAAGATTGCATTCTGCATACAGCCAATGGTTAAATAACCTGTAATCTCTTTCTCGGTCTTATTGCGATTAGCGGTCACATTTTTACCTGTACCTCGAAGAATAGTATAGTCATCTCGGTCACTCACGCTACCAAGACCACCAATCTTTTTCTTATTGGTTGCACAGGCTCTTAAGGCGTCCATGACAAAGGTATTCAGTGTTTCGATATCCTTTTCTACATTGATAATTGGCAGTACTGAGGTAGCCCAAGAATACTTTCCATCACCTTTGTACAAATAATTGTTTACATTATTGACTGCTTTGGTAAATGAAACTTTACGATTTTTAATTGTTCGAGCCTCAATCTCCTTCTGAAAAC